ATGGCATCGATCACAAAATACAAGACTGGCTATCGCGCGCAGGTGTATGTCGCGGGCGTACGGGATTCACAGGTGTTTCGGACGCAGCGCGATGCGCGGGCATGGGCCACCGACCGCGAGCGAGAATTGCGGCAGCAGCAAGACACGCCCGCAGCGGACCTGCATACGGTTCGCGACATGCTCACGCGCTACAGTGCCGATGTCTCAGTGAACAAGAAGGGCGGCCGTTCGGAGCAGCTTCGAATTGCAGCCTTTCTCAAAAACTTCCCCACCTTCGCGGACAAGACGCTGTCCGCTGTCAAAACACCCGACCTCGCCGCATGGCGCGACGCACGCCTCAAGGGCTTTATCGCGCCGGATGGCAGAAAGGTCGCGGCCGTATCTTCTGCTTCTGTTCTGCGCGACATCAACTGGCTTCGCAACGCATTTTCGGTTGCTCGTCTTGAGTGGCATTGGATCGAACACAAGCCATTCGACGGCTTGAAGATGCCGGCAGAACCGCCGCCGCGAGACCGCCGAATTTCCCCATTCAAAGAAGTGAAGCCGCTGTGTCGCTGGCTTGGTTACAAGACAGGCCAAGCACCCAACACGAAGTATCAAGAGGTCGCGCTCGCGTTCCTCGTTGCGCTGCGAACCGCCATGCGGGCGGGTGAGATTTTGAGCCTCGGAAAAGGCACACTCAATCTCAACAAGGGCGTCGCTTCGGTGCCGCATAAGATGCAGTACCTAACGGGCCGACTTCGTACGATCCCACTCTCACGGCAGGCAATTCGCCTGCTCAAGCCTGTGGCTGAACGGGACAAATGCTTCTCGATTTCGTCTGCGTCGCTGGATACGTTATTTAGGAAGGCGCGAGACGGGCTCCTTATTGAAGGGCTTCACTTTCACGACTCGCGCGCCGAGGCGCTTACCCGGTTCTCCAGAAAGGTCGACGTGATGACGCTCGCGAAAATCAGCGGGCATAAGGATTTGTCGATCCTCCAAAACACCTACTACCGAGAAACCGCCGAAGATATTGCGGCGCGGCTCTAATTACTCGGTCGCCGCCTTCCATGCACGGAGGGCGGCCTTATCCCTCCAGTCACACGCCTCCATAGCGGCCCGCTCGTCTATCAGGGCTTGAGCCAAGTCCGCGACCGTCTTTCCTACCGGTCTCGGTGCATGGGCGCAGTCTTGCAAGTATGCGTCCGGAATCCCTCCAGAACTCCTCGTAGCGCACCCCGCCAATAGGGCCGCGATCACCACGGCCGCTCCTGCACTAATTCCCCTCATTTGAATCCCCGTAGATTGCGTTCCAGACCGCATCAGGGACGACCGTATCCGCTACTGCGGGGTTGCCCTTGACTGCGTGCCGCAGCCGCTCAGAGGCCGCCTCCTTGCGTTTCTGGGCCTTTTCTTCCGCCGCTTTCTGGGCGTCGAGCGCGCGGGCGTATCCATCTCGCTCCCGCTTGGCCTCTGCTACCTGTTCCTCTAGCTCACTGGCCCGGTTGTGTTCGTGCTTTGCGTACAGACCCGCCCCGGCCGCAACGACTGCTGCGATAAGGAACAGGGCCGCTAGAATCTGATCAATCCCCCGCATCAGTCGTCTTGCTTTGGCGTCGGCTGGTCGCCCAGCTTTCGCCACAGGGACCAATCCTTATCGATCAAGCCGCGCTTGAGCGCTACCGCAGTGCGCGCTACGCGGGGCAGAGCGCCCCAGATATAGCAGACCGACAGCACAATAGAGAGCGCCGCCGCGTAGCTGCTGAGGGGTAGGGTTGTGATGCCGTATAGGGCCGTCCCGGTTGTCACCGTGACCTTACCGGCCGATGCGGCGGCACTGTCGGCCGCCTCTTGAAAAATTCCCATCTTCTCCTTTGTTAGATGAGGCCCGTCCCGTCGATGACGAGAAAGTGCAAGTGGTAAGTCTCGTTGAAGCCACTCCAGTTAGGCGGCGTTCCCGCCCAGTTCTGCTGATACCAAGTGACGGTGTCTCCAACCGTTTGAAAGAGCGTGAGTCCCGGACGGTATGTGCCGTCACCTGAAATAAGGCTGTGACAGGGGAACGGGCAAGATACCAATACTGGACGTCCATACGAACGCGACTCCGTAGGCGGATGCGGGTAGCCTGTCGTTTCCCATCCGTAGCCGGGTTTGTATTGGATGTGCATTGCGTCTAAGACTCTGTAGAAAGGGCGCGACGAGTCCGCAACTAGCACGCTGGTTTCCGAAAACACTTGCAATCCAAAATTGCCGCCGACTGGCGGAGTCGTGTCGAACACGAAAAACCTAACTGTCGCTTGCGACCATGTAACGATACGCACGGTGTGCAACATGCCAGACGCCTGATGGTCCCAAATAACTGCTCCAACACCACCGTCCGTTGTGAATGCGTACAGCGGGGTATTTGCAGAAAAGGAAAACGAGGCGACCCAGAATGTCCCGTCGAACCCTTTCCCTACGTCGTTGTAGGCTACGCGCAAATTTGTACTCTGCGACACAGATACTAAGGATTGCGTACATTGAAAGTTCGGTGTCGTACCGTCAATTTGGTAAATGCCGCTATCCGTAAACGCCTGGAATCCTACTGACAATCAGTACACTCCGTAGACGAGCATTCCCGGCATGGGAGTGTAGAAATTCCCGTCGTGGTACGAATACCGCCACCGAATACCGGCTGCATCTATGTCAACGATAGGGACCGGGGCATTTTGGGATACATGCTGGTAAAGCCAGTCGGGATAAAAGGCCCAGAAGGGCGAACCTCCGGACAAGTCGGCGGACACGGCTCCCGAGTCCCCCGCCTGCCATCGCGCCCCCGATGTACCCCGTGCGTCAATGCGCACGATTCCCGAGACGCGCCCTGCGCGGCTGGACGCATCCAGCAGAGTCCTACTTTGGCTGTCCCAGATTTGTAATCCAACGGCCATTAGAAGAACCCCAGGCGATACCGGAGCGTCCCATTGCTGTCGTACCCACGTACGCCGTTGCTATCGATGTTCAATCGGTTTCCTTGTCCGTCAGTGTTGTTGATTTCGAACCAGCCGCTTTTATCGAGCCGCCACCCTTGCCGCCCCGCGACATAGTTGTCGGACTGGATGTAGCTACCAATCATCGCGCTCGTAATTCGACCGTTCCCGATGAATACGTCGTTGAGGAACACTTGGCCGCCCTGCACGATGAACGGTGAACTTACAGCCGAGCCGTTCGGGTCGATGATCGCGAACCGCGACGCGGACATCAGGATTTGTGATTCCACGTCGCCGCCACTGCCGTTGACGCCTAGCGAGATACCCGCCATGTAAGTACGGCCGTCTTTGGTAATCTGAGTCTTGACGGTGTACGACGCGGACAGTTGGCCGTTGAGGTCTGCGTATGACTTCGCTACCGTTTGAACTGCGGCAGAGTTGTCGTTTACCTGGGCCTGTACCGTCGTGATCTGCTGCGCTTGTGCGCTGTCGGCGGTTGCCCGCGCTTCTGACTCAGTACGAACGGCTGCGCGCAATTCGTTGTTCGCGTTGTTGAACTGCGCAGTAACGGTATCGACTCGCTGAGAAATTGCAAGGTCTGCCTCTGCACGTGCGGACTGCTCGGACCATACACCCGCATACACGGTAGTCGCGCCCGCCATGCCGCCCGTGTCTCCAGCCATCGGGACGTTAAGCTGTGCGGACACTTTATCGACTCGCGTTGACAAAGCCGCGTCAGCATCGGCACGTGCCTTCGTTTCGGAGCTGATGTTTGCAGCGTTGGTAGCCGTCGCGGCGCTAACAGTGTCGATGCGACCAGACAAGGCGGAGTCCGCATTGGCGCGTGTCGTGGCTTCCGAAGTGATCGCAGCCGCATTGCTACCTACGTCCGCTTTCAGTGCGTCGATACGCCCCGACATCGCACTATCAGCGTCAGCACGCGTTTTTGCTTCGGCCGTGATTGCAGCGGTATTGTTGTCTGCTTTCGAAGTGACCGTGTCGATACGGGTCGAAAGAGCGCTATCCGCGTTCGTGCGGGCGGTTGTCTCCGATTGGATCGCTGCCGCGTTTGCGCCGTTGGCTGCTGTTACGGTGTCGATGCGTGAACCAAGCGACGAGTCCGCGTCCTGCCGTGCCTTCTGCTCGCTAGTGATTGCTGCGCCGCGTGCTGCTGCTTCGTCGGCTAGCGCCTTGCTACGTGCGTCTGCTTCTGCATTGATAGCCGCGATGCGGTCGGCCGTCTCTTTCGAGATTGCACCTGCGTTGTCGGAGACACCTTGCTTGATCCCCGGAATTTCCTTGATCGGGTCAAGGATTTCCTTACCGAGTTGCGTCTCCCCAATCTTTCCGGTCAGGTAGCTAAGAATGTCCGTCGCATCGCTGCTTGACATACCCCTGATACCGGCTTGATTAGTTGCCGGAAACCACGCGCCGATATTGCCCGTCGTGTCTACGAGACGTACCCAGAAGTACATTTCGTAGCCCGCCGCGAGACCTAGCAGTTTCGTTGTGTTCGTCGGGTAGCTGTAGCGCCCTTGCTGAACTGCTTTGGAGAAGTCCGGCGAGTGGCTAAAGTAGACCTCTGTATAGGCCGTATCACTCGCGCCAGGAGGGAACGCCCAATCCAGCGAGACCGCGAACACCTGATTTGTGCTTGCTGTGAGTGCAGCGACAAGCGGCGGTGCGCCTGTCTTGCCCTGTAGCACCGTCTCTTTCGAGAACGCATAGGGGGACACGATGTCCAGCGCGTTGACTGCGCGAACACGCGCCACATAGCGACCGGTGTAAATGTTCGAGACATCGATCGACAGGCCGCCTGTTCGTCCGGCCGTGATCCAATCTCCGTTGTCCTTCCGGAATTCTGCGATGTACGCGATTGCGTTGGGTGCGGAATCCCAGGCAATCGTCATGTTGGTTCGCGTGATGCCCTGATCGACTACGACGAACTGTGATACGCGAACATTTCCCGGCGCTTGTTGAGTGTTGAGAGGTAGCCCATTGATCGGGGCGGGGTCGATTGCCGCGCCGCTATCCACAGCCGCGTACTTGCCCGGTTCGTGCTGAGTCGCTGAGATTTCGAAGGTGATGCCTTCTTTCTCGGAGACACTGGTAACTCGGAAAAGCTGCGCCTGTACCTTACTGCTTTCTACCATCCATACCGCGCCGGCCAGAGGCACAGTCGAGAATGGGTCAGCGGTTTGAACGAGGCCGTTGGACACAGACGTGATAGCACGCTTCTGCGCAATCCCAGTCGGCATGATTACCGTGAGCGAATCGCCGGCCGCGATGTCAGGCGGAGCCTGATCGAGCGTTACATGCGATGCGTCCTGAACGCTGAGGAGCCGCCCGCCGATTCGCCGCCGAGCGCGCGCGGGGTCTGCAACGGCGATTACCTGTCCGGGCTGCGCAAGTGTCCCGTCCATGCCGACGCTAAACGTTACTGCGTTGGTCTCATACCGCGAAGTCAGGAGCGACCATTGGCCCACACGTTGAGCCTGGGACCGGCTTGTGCAGCCGAACGCGGTTATCTCAGCTTTGTTGATGCCGTAGCGGTTGATCCCGTCCGCGTCCTCTACGTACTCCACGGTTTGCTTGTAGGCGTTCCCTGGATCGTTGTAGGTGACGAGGGCGGTTGTGTACCGCGTTCGCAGCGAGCTACCTACGTACTTGAACTCGCCTTTGATAACGTTCGCGGCCGTGTAGACGTAGACCGGATCGGAGGGCATATCCGCAGAGGCGATGACGCTGCCAGCCGACCAATATGCGATTCCACGGAAAACGCTGGCGAGGTCTTGAATTACTTTGATCGCGTCAGCACGGGATGCGATGTAGCAATTACAGGTGAAACGCGGCTCTTGGCCGCCTTTCCCGTCCGACACCAAGACATCGCAGTATCGGCCGATTTGGTACAACGCGTAACGATCGAGCATGGTCGCATCGACGTAGCGCCCCAGCCCGTAGCGCTTGTTCAGCACTAGATCGTAGAAAATCCACGCCGGGTTATCGGTCCAGCCGAACGAGAACGTTCCGTCCCATGTTCCCGTATATACGCGCGTCTTTGGGTTGTAGTTCGACGGGTACTTAACGAGAAGCCCCAACACGTCATAGGCCCGTGTCGGCATGCTGGAGAACTGCTCCGCGTTGATCTGGAGAGCGACAAGCGCGCTGTACGGGTACGACAGCTTTGCGTCGATGACCTCCGCGTAGCTAACTACGCTCGTCTTGTCTTGGACGTACTGTGTTGTGCCATCCGGTGTAAGGCGGACGACACGGACGGTGTACTGTGACTTTGCGCCCGACAGTTCGATACGGTGCGAACGTGTATAGGTAGAGCTAGCTTTCCCGTCGAACGCGGTATCGATTACTGTCGAGAACGATCCGCCATCCTTAGAAACCTGAATCTGATACGCGACCCGATACCCGTAAATGTTCCCGGTGTTCGTGTCGGTCTTTGACAAGCCGCTAACGCTGAGGGTGATTCGCGCGGCGCTAAGGTCTACGTTTGTGAACGTATGCGACCACGGCTGCTGTGCCGTAAGCGCGACGCCTACTTGTGTTTCCGCAACTGAACTTTCGAAGCCCGCGATATGCGTCTGGTCTACATAGCCCAGCCGGTAATCGAGTTGCTTGACGTTGAAGTTGTACGAGCCGTCCGCGTTCTGTAGCGGGGTGTCATTGAAGTAGACACACTGGGCGGGCGTGAGGTTGTCTGGAAAGCCTGCAATCGGGCCTTCGCCTAGAAGGTCGAGAATCTGCGCGTATGCGGTACTGCTTAGGGTGTCGTCGGCTTCCACGGGCGAGGAACCGCCGCCACCTCCTTTACTACCGTGAATCAAGGTCATGTATCGGTCGCTGTGATCCCTTGGCTAATAACGGTTGTGCCGATGCGCAATCGTCCATAGGGCAGACCAACAGGGCCGCCTTGTTCGGTTACGTTTTCTGCGCCGTTGAAGTAGTACGATTGCTTTCGATTGCTGCTGCCGTTCGACGCCGTAGCGTGCGGCGAGAGCATTTGAGCGACGCCGCCCAGTGCCATAGACGCGCCGAGCAACATCATTTGTGTTCCGAACGGGTTTCCAAAGAACGAAGTAACGGCCCCGACTGCGGCTAGTGCAACGCCTGCGATCGTTTGGAAAAGGCCGCCTCGTTTGCTACCGCGAATGATTGGCGCGATGCGTACCGCGTCATCTCCCACAGGCGCGGGAATGTCGTCCTCACTGATGTTGCGACGCCCAACGAATACGGCGTACTCGATACCGCGATCCCGGCTTGTCATGAGTTCCCGCTCAAACCCAGGAGCCATCGCGCATAGCGCTTTAAGTGCGTCTCGCGTGCTGCGAATTACAAAGCGATGCTCACGGCCGAACATCGCCCCTAGTCGCCCGTACAGGCGAACAATCCGAGGTTTATCCAATAAGTCAGTCCTTGTATCGGAGTACGTCGGTTAAGAACGGGAGATAGCGGGGAAGGGTGTCGTGCCGGGACGCCTCTCCCCAAAGGTGATGGAGGATTTCGTCATCCCCGGTGTAGACGGCCGCATGATTCGGTACGTCGTTAGGGCTGCGGATTTTCATCAACAGAACGTCACCTACCTGCAAATCTGTGGAGCGGCCTACCGAACAGAATCCGGCTTCCTTGTAGTGCTGCGTGTACAGGTCCGACACTCCGTCCTTCCACCACTCGCCAGAGCGGGGGAAGTCCGGCAGGGCTACGCCGCGAACTTGCTTGTAGTAGCGCCGGATGAGACCGTAGCAATCGTTCGTGCCGTGAGAGAACTCACAGCCGACTAACGGAGCCTCGTACCCGCTTGGGGAGAACTCGTACCAATCGTCTATCGCGATGCTGCCGTCTGCCTGCACGCCAAGGCTTACGATGATCCATTGCGGAACGCCGCCATCTTCACAGGCGGTTAGGTCGGCTTGGCTGGGTTGAGCGCTTGCGCCAGGATGGGAATGTACGACCGCCTGAATCGCGCCGTTATCTTCTGCTGCCGCATAGTCGTCGGGAGCAATTTCGAAAGCATCGCGGGGAGTCGGGGAAATGTTGCGGCATGGAATGTATTGTCCGGAAACGATGAGGCCGCAGCACTCGTCCGGATACTGCGCAAGGGCATGTCTAGCAATGTCCTCACGCAGTCCTGAATCAATCATAGTCCTCCGTTTCTTCCCGCCGATGGGAAGCCACCCCAGGGCAATACTGCGTTCTGTCCGAATCTGCACTTGCAACCTGAAAGGCGCTTACTGCATACGTCAAGGGCGGGGTCATCTACGGGGTTGTTGTTCCTATCGAAGAACGTTACGCCGGACCAGCTACAGCCGGACACGGGGTCTCGATAGTTGAACGTGCAGAGAGTCGCGGTAACTTGCCGTGCCGGTAGCTGAACGCCGGAGAAGTCGAGAGCGGACGCCAGCCGGAACGAGACACTTACGGGCGTTTCTTCCGTGCGCTGCTCAATTCGCCATACTTCTACTGCGGTGTATTCAGACGCATCGGCGGAAGCCGCTCCGTCGAGATACTGCTCAAGCGTCCAGAGCCTTCGCACGACTGCGCCAACCATGTCGGCAAACGCTACACAGAGCGCGGATATCGACCCGTCAACGTTGGATACCGTAAGAGTAGGTGAGGGCTGGCTTTGCGAACCTGTACGAGCGAATCCAGAGGCAGTGATAGGCCACGGCGTGTAGTCATGGCCGCCCCACTTGATCCGCCCGGATTGGAGGTGCGCGTGGAACCGCATCACGTCCCCGCCGAGCGGGGTTAGGTCTACCTCATAGAGTTCGACGCGGCCGCCGGGCGTGTTGCTTTGTACTTCGGCGCGGATCGTCATGTGCTTGCCGCTTCTTCGAGCGCTGCGACTCTTGCCGTAAGGGTTTTGACGGCCTCGATCAGCGGGCCGACAAGCTTGGCGTAATCGATCGCTAAGTGACCCTCGGTGTCAATCACGTTCACGACTTCGGGGAACACGTCCTGAACGTCTTGCGCAATGAGCCCGATATTCGCCGCCCCAGTGTGCACGTCGGCGTAGTAGACACCTGCCAACCTAAGCACTTTGTCCAATCCGTCCGCGAGCGGGCGAATGTCCTTCTTGAATGCCCTGTCTGATGCAATATTGAAAGCCGCCGCAGCGAACTTTCCCCATTGAGTAGCGTCAAGGTTGACCGCGTCCACCTGCATATTTACCGAGCAGCGCAGTTGCACGGCCGACTCCCAGTTATAGCTAACTAGGCCGATGCGCGCGTCGTTTGCCAATCCATTAGCCAGAAATAAGGATTGCCCGATATCACCGGTGCTAGGTGCACGCGCGGCGGATACGCGTGACAAGAAATCCGCGCCCGTCAACTTGGCATAGTCAGCCGGATTGAAATTCCCCGCGTCCCACGGCACTTTTCCCCCGAAGGTTGGGCGAACGGTGTATGACACCGCACCAGGGCCATAGCGCACGACCTCCTGCGTATTGCACGTAACGCCGAATACACCGTCTGAAACGTGAAAAAAACCCGTGTCAGGAGCACCGTCATTTTGGAACGCTAATCCGGGAGCCTTCGCCGTGCCCTCGGGGACAAAGACTCGTCCGTTAACCGTGAGGTTCCCGCCAACCGTTTCGTCGCGGGTTACCGTCAGATTTCCGCCGACAGTAAGGTCGCCGCCTACGGTCTCATTCCACAGCATTCGCCCGCGTGCCGCGACGTGCCAGAATCTATCGCCGTCCGATACGTAAGTGGCCCAATCACCCTTGTTCAGCAACGTAACTTGCGTTCCATCGTTACCCTGCATCGCTATTGTCACTGGCTCACTAACATTAAAGAAGTGAAGACATGCGTTGACTGATACAGAAGATGCGAGCGGAAACTTGATGACCTTTCCGCCAACGCCCATATTCAAACCAAATCGCGTCCCGACGTTGGTAGGCACCAACGTCCAATTGTCGCTGAGGATGTTGTATCCCAACGCGACGCACGCGGATAGTACGTCCGAATTCGCGTTGACCTTGGCAAGTGCGGCGCGGACTGTATCGCCATCAACTCCGCTGGGCGGCGTGCCAAGGTTGATTTTCTGTAGACTAGGCAATCGTCAAAAAACCTCCTGAAATGTTGCGGTGAGTGTCCAGACGTTTCCGCCTTCTGGATGCCGTGAGATTCCCTGCGGGTCACAGACGAACAATCCTTTTGCGCGGCGCGGCGGGGTCCATTCGAATCGCGATGCACCGCGACTTGCCTTGAGAAATGTGTAGATTGCGTCGATGGTCGCTGCGTCCTTGCGGAACGTGACCGGCCATACGTCCGCCGCGTTATTGATCCCGTTCGGCGCGCGCTGGCTGTAGCCGTCCCCGAACTGCGCGACTAGCACATCGAATTTCGTTGTGCCTGTTACGTCCAGCAATGGGGTCCATGTGAATACCGGGTAAGCCATCGTCAGATTTGCCCGTACTTCATTTGATAGGCGAAGCCCCCTTGTTCACGCATGCGTTGCTCCATTCGAATATCGATCCAAGACTGCACGTACTGCTGTAGGTCTTTCGCGTCTTGCTCGGACAACCCGCCGCCACCGTGGTTGTTCACTTGGACAGAAACCGGAGAGGAACCGCCAGAAGCGGTGGGGGATGGCGCAAGCGTCGCAGCGATGCCACCAGTCGCGAAGTGCGCCATGTGACCGGAGTTGATCGCCTCAAGCAGGCTGCGGTGCTTCTTCGTAGACGCGGCATTGATGACGAACTCGCCGTTCGAGAGCATCGCGGGAATGCTGTCACTCGTCGTTGTGCCTGGGCCAGCGATTGGGCCTCCGCCCGCGCGATGCAGCACCGGGCCACCCTCGCTAAAGAACGAGAAGGCACTCGCCATACCCTTGAACACGCCAATTTCAGCTTGTCGCAATGCGATCTTTGCGAGGTCTGCCAGAACAGACGTAGCGAACGAACTAAAGCTAGCCTTGCCCGTCGTGATGAACGTATCGAGCGCGTTACTAACCGAGTCGAAACCGCTGCGGAAGCCGCTTACGATTGCTTCCGCTGTTGTTTGAGACGAGCCTACGAGGTCGGCGTAGCCTTTCTTGAACTGCTCGCCAAAGGATTCCCTGATCGCGTTCTGACGTTGTAGGTTCTCCTCAAACGCCGCCGTTTGCTTCCGGTAGCTGTCGCCCGCGATGGTTAGCTTTTCTTGGTATTCTTTCTGGTCGGCGTTCGGACTGCTGTATTGCTCGTTGAGCGACGCAACTTTGCGTTCGAACTGGTCGCGGAGGGCCGCGCGTGCGTCGTACACGGCCTTCTCATCAGCCAGCATGTTCCGCGTGTTGAACGTGTCCGCATACTGGTTGAGTTGCGCGCCGAGTGCTGTCGCTTCCTGCATCGAGAACTTAGCGACGTTCGCTGCGCGCTGTGCCTGATACTTCGCCAGGGCGTCCGTCAGGTCGGCGTCGATCTTCTTCCGCTCCTCCGCGAGTCGGAGGTATTCGGCGTTAGCGGTCTCGTAGGTGGATTTTTCCTTCTTTGCTGATGCGATGTCCGCCCGCTGCTTGGCGTTCGCGATCTGCTGATCGAGTGCCTTTGCCTGGATGTCATGGAGGCGCTGGAAGTACGTTTCCGAGTCAATCAGCCCCGCGTCGCGTTGGGCTTTGAGAGACGCCTCCGACCGCTTCGCCTCTGCCTCAATCAACCTGTTCATGCCGGCGAGGCGCGCAAGTTCTGCGTTGAGTCCGCCTTCGCTGGCATGCTTGCGGCCCTTCTTGGCATACGACTCATTGATTTGCGCGACGTTTTCCTGGTGCCGCTTGAGTGCTTCCTCGTACTTAGCGGAGTTCTTGTCCAGGTCGCGCGTGGCGTTCGCGAATGCCTCGTTTTCTTGCTGTAGCTCTAGGCTGTGCTTCTGCTTTGGCGATGCGTACTTGTCCGAGCGAAGGTATTCACCAACCCGTACAGCAGCATCTCCGCCTTTCGCTGCACCCTCGCGCGACTGCCGCATCTTTTCTTCGGCGTCCAACTGACCCCGGAGTGCGTTGAGCTTCGCCAGTTCTACAGCGAGTTCCCGCTTATTCGCGTCGAGGACGGAGGCCGACACGGCGGCCTTATTGCCGTGCGCTGTCGCTTGGTCCTGAATGGTTTTTTGCAGGTTGGCGACTACTTCCGTCTGCGCGCGCAGTTTCTCGATAGTGCCGGCCGGCGTGCCGATGTTCATAACAGCGGCGGAGTAGTGCTTGACCGTTGCGATTAGCGAGTTCCACCAGCGTTGTACGACGCCGATGTTCTGCGTTGCATTGGATGCGAAAGCATCGTGAGACCCGGCAAGGTCGCGAAGGATTGCCTTGTATGCCGCAGCCTTGTCCCCGGCTTTGACGTAGTTCTCAATCTCTTCGATCTGGGCGGCGTTGAACGTGTGGTGCGTTTTCTGATACTCGGACACCCACTTAAGCACGTCGTCCTGAATCTTGGCGATCGACTCTGCGGCCTTATCGAATCCGATGCCGATATCTGACGACATCGCAAGCGCGGCTTTCGTTGCGAGTGCAAGACTATCGCCCGTAACCGCGCCGGTAGACGCAACAGCCGCCATTGCTTCGCGCACGTCACTTAGAGACGTGTGCGTGTCGCGGAGGCGGTTCGACATGAGCACCATTTGCTCCGTCGTCATGCCAAGATACCCGCCCGTCGCAGAGATTGCCTTGTTGAACTGCTGCGCCGATTCGTAGCCCGCGTAGACCTGCTTGGCAAACAGGAATGCCGCACCAGCCGCAGCAGTAAGCCCCATGCCGAGCGGGGACATAATCAGGCTCAGTGCGTCGGATGCCTCCGCCATCACCAGCATGGAGCCGGCGAATCGTTTCCACTGACCTTGAGACGCTTCGTGCGCGAGAACGAGCATTTCGCGCCGCGCGGCGGAGTTGTTGATACTGAACGAGTGCGCCGCATGCGCAGCTTGTTGGATCGCGGCCGCTTGGGCGGAGAACGCTTGAGTAACACCTCGCGCGGCGGCTTGCTGATTGAGCATTTCCAATCGGGTCTTACCGGCTGTCGCTTGGAGGCGGTCGTACTGGTCTACGAGTTTCTTTGCTTCGCGCGCGGTGAGGTTGTAGCCGTTGCTGGCTGCTTCCTGCATCGCGCGTTGTACGGCTTCCTGTTTACGCCGTACTTCTTCCTGTGATGCGTTTAGCTGCGCATTTGCCGCGCGAAGCTGGCCGATACCTGCCTGCGCGCCGGAAGCATCGACCGAGTAGCGTACGGTTACGTTATTGTTGCTACCGCTCACGGACCTCCTTTCTTGTTTAGTGCCGCAAGGATCGTGTCGCGCGACCGATCTACGGCGCGCTGCTTAACGGCTTCGAAGGCGGGGCGTACGAACGGATGCGCAGGCATGCGCGAGTTGCCACCCTCCAGCATCGCCGCGAGGGTCTTACGTGCTAACTTGCCTCCGGTTTTCCATCGTGATTTCGTGTCGCCTACGAACAGTGCGAGGTAGGTTGCGTTCAGGCCCTCCGTGCTGTTCTCGCGGTCGTAGGTGACGGTCAAACCGGACGCTAAGTCGCCGGATTCGCGGGGGACACGAACTGCGATTTCGTTCTTGATTTCAGTGACGCCCGCTGCTGCGGCTTGACGCAATACTGATTCGGAAACGGTCGCGTCGAGTGCGGCAATTTCGTTAGCCAGTGCGTCCGGGTTGTCGACGGAGCACGATTTTCCGCGTGCCATTTTTCTTTAGCTCCGCAAGGTTGACCCCGAAAACTGATGCCGCGATGTCCTCCGCGCTGCGAGTCGGTTCCGCCACTTTCGGCGTGCTGATCCACGGCATGAATTGACTAGGCAAGAGCGGGGGCGTGTTGGGTGTTCTGTTGACGTTGGCGATAACGCTTGCGATGGTTCCGGCGCGAAGGTCTGCGATGCGGTCTCCAAATGGCTCAATGGAGAAGTACGCGATCCACTCGCCAAACTCCGCGCTAGATACTTCGGCCTGAGCGCGCCTCACAGACATACCGAGTTCTTTAGCCAGCCGGAACCACATCAAGCGTTCCGGGCTGGCCCTTAGTTTTTTGCGGCTTCTGCCTCTGCTGCTGCACCAATGTTGTTGATCCGCATGGACACGGCGGCCATTTCCGCAACAGCCGTTGCACGCGATTCCTTGAGGGCTGCAACGTCATCGAGAGTGAACATCGGAGAATCGTGGTCGTCAACGACCGTCGAGACCACGATAAGCGCCTCAAAACGGGCATTGCTAAAGTCGTCGCCCATGTTTCGGGTCATCGATTCGCGGGCGTCTCCGGAGAGTTCCTTGAAGCGAAGTTTTGCACCGCCGAGGGCTTTAATCGGCTCCTCATGGATGACCGGTGCGATAGCTGCGAAGATTTGTTCTTTGTTCATGTGTTATTGGCAGCTTTCGCAGCCTTCCTCAAAGTTGCAGACCGTCGGTGCGGGTGCGGATTGCGCCTCGCGGATAAGTCGATTGATTACTGGCACGGCGTTCGCTTGGACTTCCTCCATAGCGAGCCGCACCAGTTCGTCTACGCGATCACGCACCGACCGTGACAGTGATATCGCCGGTAATTTCCAGGTTGACCGCGCCCGTAACAACCTGATCGACCTTTGCCGAGATGGGGAAGTCCTTCACGAACGCGCTGAATTCCAGCGTGGAACCATCCGAGAGAGTCGCGCGGAAGTCGATGGACGTGCCGGCCTTCTTCGCGGCCAGGAGGGCGGAGTGCGACGGCTCTTTAAGGTTCGTGTTGATGGTGAGCGTTACTTGGCCCCAGTCTTGGAGGCCGAGCCGCTTCTCTTTCGCTTTGCTGTCCAGGTCGGTAACGTCGATGACGTTTGCCGCGCCGTTGAAGCCGGAAAGGTCCGTAAGGTTTTTGACTTTCGCCCAAGTGGGCGCACCGGTCGTAGCGGTGTTGTATTCGAGCTTAGTACCTTGGGCGTTGATTGCCGTAGATACGGTGTTTTCTGCCATTAAACCTCAGTGTTGTAGGTGATGGAGAAGTCCAGAGACGACCCGTAAAGGAGCGTGTCGGATTCGAAGTTGCTGATAGGCCCACCGATGGGGACCGCCTTGGTTTGCGGATTCACCAGTGCTTGCTTTACCTGCCGCATTAGCTGCGCCGCCTCTTTTCGCGTCTTGGCCCACACGCTGATTTGAACGCGTGCGTTTTCGATGTCCGGAAGTTCGTTGTCCAGACCCGTGAAGTCTTGGCCGCCGACCACTTGATATGTGATCCACGGGGCGGGAGTTTTTGCGGGGGCAACGTCGGGATAGACTTGACCGGAGGCGAGAGAGGCGAGCGCCTTGTAGACGATCGACTCAACCATCGTTCGCGTTCTCGGTGCAAACGAGGTCCGTGTACTCGCGAGATGCCACGTTAGGCAGGACGGATGCGATATTGAAGATGACACCCTGGGCGACAGCACGGTCGCCGTTGGTCACATCGTTGCGATAGCGAATGCGGATGCTGGCGGAACCGATGTCTACCGACGTGCCGCCCGTGATGCGCTCTTTCCCGTTAAGCTGCAGAACTGCGCCCCAGACGGACGCGTATTCCGTCCAGGCGTCAATCTCTTGGCCGGTATCAGGATCGCGGCCGGATGTGCGACGCTGTAGGGACACCTTGTTACGGAGCGTCCCGGCGCGGACGCCGGTTACGATGCGCCGCGTTGGTCGGGTCGGGATGTTTCTCACGCTAGAGCCGGGTCGCGGTCACGCATGAGAAGTGATTGGACTGCGGGGCCAATCGGATCGTTGGCCCCTTCGCGATCCTCGTAGAGAGATGCGAGGACCAAGAGAACGGCGGTGCGGACACGCGGCGGTACGGTGTCCGCTGTGTACGCTGCTGCCTCAACCGTTTTGAGGTAGCCCACAACGATATCGCTAGCTGCTGAGACGAGGATTGTCAGTTCCTCGTCGCTGTCAGTGTCCGTGATCCGCAGTTGTGCTTTTGCTTGCGCGAGGGTGATTAGGTCACTCATCGGCCGTAGCGGTTTCCTCCTCTGGCGGTTGTTCGTCTGTATCGGCGGGCTGCTCGTTTGCAGAGGGTGCCGCCGCGTCAGGCGGCTTGCGCCCTGCGAGAGCGGAAAGCGCGTAGTTCTGTTGCTGCATGTACGGCGTATCGCCGCCTTCCTTCGGCGCGAGACCCTGCCGCGCGCGTGCCTCATTTGGGGCCATGATCCCCGCACCCACCGATTGCGCGTTGGCCGACAGCATTGCGGCTTCGTCCATTCGCATAAGGCCGGACGTATCGAACTTGAATCCGACTGTATCCGGGACACCGAATGCGTCGTCTAGCAGTAGCTCGATAGCCTCAAGGTAGGCTTGCAGGCAGTCGGAGTAGTACATCGCCTCGTAGATGGCCGAACTATTCGCGGTTCGCGAGCCCGTATCCAAACCGATCTTATGGCCGGGTACGTGGAAGCACCGGGCGACATCCTGTGCAGTCCATTGGAGATGTTCGACGGTTTGCGCATCGGAGCCGGTCATCGTCATGGGGTTGTACACAAGACCGTCACCGGCAACTAGTGTGCCGCCTGCACCCATACCGCTGTACTCGTCCATCTGCTTCTTAAGGCGCTGGGCGGTCGGCTCCGAGATTGCGCCCGGAGCGGACAGCACGCCGGAAGGTCGGGCCGCATTGGAGAAGAACGCGGCGGAGTTGTTCGTGATGCTGCTAGCGAGAACGGCAGACCCCGCACACGCTGCGATTGGCGTCATGCCAACGAGCGGATGCCACGACGTAATACCCCGATCATGGATGATGTCGCGGGCCGGGACTACGAACGTCTCCAGCGGCGTGACCATAAGCGGGGACATCGTGACCTGATAGAAGATCGAACCATCAGGCGCAACGAGGGGAACAACGTACTTGGGATTTAGCACGTCCATGGAGACGATGCCGCCCATGCTGTTCCGGTTGAGAAGAACGTAGGTATTGCCGTGCGTCAGCTTGCTAGCTAGCCACGCCTTAACGAACTGCTGTCGCGTTTGATAGTGGTTCGGTTTGCGTAGTACGGTCGTGAAGCGCGGCGCGCTGGATTCGAGCCATACGCCGTCAGTCAACTTGACGTACTTGATACGCAACTTCGAAACGTCCGACGAGATGAGGTCCACACATGCGAACACGGCCGAGCTAGCCAACATTCCGTCGCGAGTATTGAGAGCCTGGTTCTTTTGCCATGCGCCAGGATACGGCTCACGGATGAAGCCATTAGAACCGGGCGCGCCGATTGCCGATGCACCAACAGACGCGGCGGGACGCTTCTTGAACTTGAGCGCCTTGGTTACGTCCCAGCCGAATACCCTCATTCAGCGTCCTTGGACTTGGGGCGGCCGGGTTTAGGTGCGAGCTTCACCCAACCCAGCGCAATCAAAAAATCTGCTTCGGGCTTCGGGAGTGATCGCTTTTCCCCTTCTTTGATGGAAGGGTGCAGCGGCGCATCCCGGAGGGCCTGCACCGTGACGAATTGGGCCATAGCCCTCCGAGGTAGTAAGCGTTGAACAGGAAGCCCCGCAGGACGCGGGGCAAGGTGGATTACGGCGTGACGGTCGAGCCGTAGGTAGCGCCCGTGATGGCGTTCGCCGCGAGGTTGCGGCGCTTCTGCCAGTTGATGAACTGGCCGATGCGGACGGCGACCATGTTGTTCTGGAACATCGAGACCGGGGCCGTCGTGGCGTTTTCCGGATCGCTGTCCATGATGATCGATGCCTCACGCGTAATGTCGATCTGCGGGCCTGCATCTTCCGAGAGGTACACCTCGTCCGGAATCAGGAACACGATTTGATCGCCGGGGCAGTTGTTCGACGTGATGACCGGATAGTTTTCCAGCGTACCGCCGTCCTTGCTGATGTCCGGGAAGTACTTCGCGCCCAGAGCGTTACGCATCGCGCCGATTGCTTGCGCACGTGCCGGCGACATGACCAGAAGCGCGCGCGACAGGTCAAGGTTTGCTGCGATTGCCGGAGCGGTCAGGGTCTGGATGTCCGCGATAAGGTGCAGTGCCTCGCTGCCGGTCGCCTTCACTCCGGTTACACCGTTGAGCATGCCGGCCGGCGAGACGTTCGCGACGGCTGCGCCGTTACCGATGAACGTACGGTCCAGACCTTGCGCGGTTGCCTTGAGCAAGTCTGCCTGCACCAGCGCTTCCGCTGCCGGATTCGAAAAGCGGATAAGTTCGTCGGAGAACGCGGCAATCGCGTAGACCTTGGCCCACGTCAGAAAGATCGCGTTGAACTTTGCCGACGTCACCGGAACCGGCTTGGCTTCGCCAACCCAGCCGACCGTCGTACCGCCGTTCTGTCCTGCGATACGGACATTAAACGGAACCTTGCGGAGATTCAGCCGACCGAGGATCGTTTGCGGATACAGCAGTTCGATGAAGTCGCCCGCGTACGTCTCCGGATAAATCAGGTTGCCGGCCCATTCTGCTACTTGCGTCGAGCCTGCGGAGACCGCCGCCTTGACAATGCCGTTCACCACGGCGTCATCCTTGTAATGCTCCTCCGCGAGCATCTTTGCAACTGCGAGGTTGCCGTTAGCCTTCGCGAGAACCATTGCGGTACGCGTGAATGCCGAACCCTTCGGCGCGTTGGTCTCGACCGATACCGCCGACTTAGCAGTGACCTTGATCTCGTTTTCTTGCTTCGGAACGGCGACCGCGCGCGCGGCGAGCGACTTCTCCGTTTCCTTGAGGGCGTCCAGTTGCTTCTGGTCTGCCTTGAGAGCTTCGTTAATGCCGTCGATTTCTGCGAACTGTTCCGCAGTGAGTGCGACGCCTTCCGTTGCCGACTTAACGACCGTGGTGTCGCGCTTCTCGACTGCCGCCGCCATCTTCTGTTGAAGTGCCTTGATTTGTTGTGCCAGAGTCATACGTAATCCTTAGTAAGTTGGGTAAAAGAAGGGCTTGAGCGCGGCCCGTGGCGCGGTTTCGATTGCTTGGGTTGTTGCCGCGCCGGTCGGCGGGTCTGCTTGATTGCCTTTGGCGTTACCCTCTGGCGTGGTCGGAGTGGTGTCCGGAATTTCTGAAAGGCTCTTGAACGCGGTGATAAGCGCTTCGGGATTGCATGGGATGGCGGTGAGCGATAGCTCGGAGATATCCGCCTTCTTGTAGTGCATGCCCCCGTCGTCCTTGTAGGCGTATTCGGTCGGGCGGAAGCGAATTGAGACGCCTTTGATAAGGCCGCTCTTGACGCTGTGCCACGCCTCATCAGTACGGCGTTTCACCTCGCCTTCCTCGTCTACCTTGGGAATCTGCGCGCGGAACGGGAGACCCTTTGCGGTCGGCGTGCCGAATTGGACGGTGCCTACCGGTTGGTCGATCTTGTGATTGAGGAGGAGGGGTGTTTCTTTCTGGAACGTGAGGCCCAGAGGCTCTACCACGTCGTTTACTCTGTCCGCTGTCGGCGTTGAGGCAATCCCTTCGAACACACGGGAATCCTCATTAACTGACTTGATGACGACTGCGGAGAACAGCTTGTTGTCTATTCAGACCTCACAAAACGAAGAATTGATAGGTGCGCTCCGGCTCGACATCACTTGCTGCGAGAACCGTTGCCCCGAATGCCATACCCATAGCGACAAGGCCGTCGATACGACCGGTTGCCTTCTGCTTGTCCAACTTCCGGTTTCCGGACGGGTCTCTGTTGACGATTGCGTTGGCTGCACACATCGTGAGAACCGGCGTAGAGCCGTGCGCAATGCGGCCGTTGACGAGTTCCACCTCAAGCGCATCGAGTGCCGGGGAGAAGTCCTTGAAGCCTTGGCCGTGCGGAACGAGGGGCAACCGGCCGCCTTCCTTCGCGGATGTATCGGCGTCTACGCCAATGTCGGAGAACTCCTTTTTGAGGAGGTCAATACGCCACCGGTCGTAGGCGATGGAATGCAGGTTCAACCCGGCGCAGATATCCGCGATGTCACGGGCGACGTACTCGTAATCGACGGAGCGGCCGGGAGTGGTCCGAATGAACCCCTCACGCGCCCATACGTCGTACGGTGCGCGGTCTCGTTTGGCGCGATCCTTGATACCCTCAGCGGGCGTCCAGAAATACGCGTGCGTCTGCCATACGCCGTCCATGCGCCCGATTAGGACGAGGGAGGTAAGGTCGGTGCGTGCCGAGAGGTCCAGGCCGCCGAATACCTGCGTACCGGGTTCGAACTCCATCGGCTTCGCGCCGCACGACTTCCACACATCCCGCGAGATAAACGGCGCAACCGTAGAGACGCGCTGATTGAGAATCAGGTTGCGGAACGTGTTTTCCACGGACGGCATGCGGACGGCTTGCTTTGCCTGCTCCTCTACGTCCTTCTCGGAGCGGAACACGCCAAGGGCCGGGTTAGCCGCTTTCCATGCTTCCCGGTCGAGTAGCTCTGCATCCTGATCCGCCGCGTATAGACGACATACGATGTGCGGGTCGTTGCTTTTCAGTGCGTCATCGATCCAGACCGACAGCAAATCCGCATCGTTCGCGGCCTGCGTGCTGATCGCGACTAGGAGAGGTTCGGCGTGTGCGCCCTGGGAAGTTGTTACCGCGTCGATGAAGTCGTCTTGCGGGCCGCGAATCTGGCCGATCTCATCCAGGATCGCGAGGACCGGGGAGAGGCCGTGAGTCGTCTTAGCTTCGGCGGAGAGTGCCTTGTATTCGACGTTGAGCGGCAGGCCCACAAGCTTCTTTGCCGATGGATTGATCCGGACGAGGGGAGCAATCTCCGTCGATAGTTGGACCATTTTGGCCGCGAGGTTGAACACAAGCGCGGCTTGATCGCGGGACATGGCCCCGGAGACAATTTGACTGTTGAGCTTCGCCTCTGGCCCAATCAGGTGAGCGAGGAGGATGCAGGCGATAACCGCGCTCTTGCCGTTCTTGCGGGCAATGCTTAGGTAGGCTCGACGCGTACCGTGCGGGTTATCGTAGATCGAGAGAATGAACTCTCGTTGGAACTCCTCGAAGCGGATCGGCTGGCCGACGAGCGCACCTTCCGGAACGCGGAGGTAACGCTCACAGAACGCAATTACGCGCTCGCCGCGAGTCTGAGGGATTGTCTGCTTGAGTGGGCCGGGGCTTACTGGGTCGCGGACTCTCAATGCGTCAGACCGGGGATTAGCCCGTCGTCTGCCTGGGATGCGTTGTGGATGGCCCCGCGTGCTGCTTGCTCTGCGCCGAGCTTCTTACCGGCGTCTTGGCTGCGGCCTACGGTCGCCTCTGCGTGGACGTGGAGAGCACGCGATAGAGCGACAGCGCGGCGGGTAAGTGTCTCTAGCAGGTTGTGCTTCGGGTTCACTACCGGCGTGCCGCGCGCGTTCTCCAGAATATCGCCCTCGTCCTCAAGTTCGAGACTGAGGCGGGAGATATCGGCTTGGGTACGGGCCAGATTTGCCGCAAGGGCTAAGTCGGCGTTGTTCCAGGTCGTAGCCGCTCGGGCCTGTACGATCGCATCCCAGTAGGGCCAATCGTCATCACGTAAGCGGATATGGTCAGGCGGCTTCATCGGGCCGGATGCTGCGGCCTGGGTAGCAGCTACAGCGGTCGTAGTGCTATCAGAGCGAGTGCGTATCGGGCGTCTCCTTATATTGGGCTACGCGTGTACGCGTGCGCGCACAACGGAGGCTTATAGGCTGTTTAGAGCGATTCCAGGCCGATCCCTGAGAGCTAGGGCGTTATCGGCGGAAATTTTTGCAGTTAGCGATATTTCGACACTGACCCGCCGGTGTCGGCGGAAAAGGCTTCGAAAAATCACCATACCCCCGCCTGCATCACATGCGGGGTAACCTGTCAATAGAAAATCGCGGGAATCTGAGATTTATTTTCTGATGTGAGCATCACTGATAGCTCACTGTAGTTATCACTGAGTTAATCACTGTAGCTACACTGAGTAGCCAATGACGAGACTAGAGATTCCAGTGATGTGAGCTATCCATTGGCAATCCATCTACTGAGCTACCAGACTTAACGACATAGCGTCTATCTGTAGCTGTTTTCTTCTTATGACAATCTATGCAGAGCAATTGCATATTCGCATCATCATTAGTTCCACCATCTTCTAAAGAGATGATGTGATCTACTTCACCTGTGCGTACGGCTATTCCGCATCTCTGGCAAATATATTTATCCCTAAGCCTAATGCGTCTGCGTTGCTTTACGCCTGCTTCGCCTCTAAGGCGAAAAATTTTAGTGATCTTCTGGATAGCTCAATCTCCTCGCTCGCTTCGCTCGCTCGGATAGAACTACCGTGCGTATTCATGGGATGAACAGGGTTCGCCTTGCACGTACCTGGGGCATCATCGGGCATGCCTACCCATGGGGTGAGGTTCGTCCTCTCCTAAGCTGTGGGGTATTTTATATCGTGAAATGACGAGCGCTAACCTGCTGATGTTGCATCATTTTTTCGTATCGGGAGGCACGTGACCTACGAGGCGTTGTCCGATTTCATCATAGCCGCGAATAACGTCAATGAACGCAGTGCGGATGCTTTCGGCTTCTTTCTTGGGGATGGTGACAAAGCCTTGTTTGCCGGTTAAGCGCATTGTTAGCTTGGATGTTTTGGTTATGGTGCGCAACGCCGCTATTTCTTCAGGTGACGCGTGAAAGTCGTATCGCTCTTGAACACCGTAGCTCTCAACATCGCGCGCCACTTCTTCTTGGCTAAAGTCTCGATCGAGTACGATTTTCCCATCTGCCATAATCGTAACCCGATTCATGAACAGCCAGCCGTTTTTGCTGAAGTAGTAGGGGGCGATAATAAGAATTGGTGTACTATTGTCGGCCAACGAAATATACGGCTTGATAGAATTGCCAATATCAAGAGTAGGTGAGGCGAAGAACGAATAGAAGAATGTCCGCTTCCGCATTGCGTCATAACTTCCGAGCAAGACGTAGGCGTCTTTAGCACCCTCTTTCCCGGCCGAGAAGCGTGCACCGAAGCTGGTTACACCATCTTCGTTTGTAGTCGCACTGTTATTGGTTGTGTACGCGCTTTGAAGGGCGCTGCGCCATTCCTCGGGCGTTGCCACATGAGGCTTGGCGAGCGGTTCCGACTGCACCTTTGGTTGCTGTGCGACTGATGAATGGTCGTTGCATGCAGAAAGGCTCAACGCCGCCACGAAAGCAGAGGATATTAGAAGGCGCATATGTGTGGGTCTCCAAGCAGACGGAGGACACTACATGCGCCTTACAATGCTGTCAAATCTGGCGCCCGAACCACACAACCTTACCTATGATCTCGAAGTCCGTTTGATTGTCTGCGGATAGGTCCACTGTGTAGGACTCGTAGGTCGCGTTGACACTGACGATGCGCAGTTTCTTGCCGGTCAGAACCTGTGTCTGCTTCACAAGCACCTGTCCATCGATCCGGATAACGTACACGCCGTCTTGCGGGCTGTTTACAGCATGGTTAACCAAGATGTTATCGCCGTCCTGCAGCAACGGGGCCATCGAATCACCATGAACGCGGACGACCGACAAATCCTCCTTCTTGGCATGCAAGTAGTTCTCAACCCAGTGCCGACGGAATGCCATGCAAAACTGAGCCTGTTCGCCGTTGTCGTGCCAGTGTCCCGATCCTGCGGACGCCTTCACGTCGTACCGTGGAATGAGTACAAACTCCTCCGTTAGTTGGTCCGGTGCGGGCTGCACAGGCGCAGAGGTGGACTCGTCCTCTTGAGGAAACGGGTTTAGGACATCCTCGCCTAGCAGCCAGTCGAGAGGCTTGCCGGTTGCTTTGCGAAAGCGACGCAATGTCTCCAGCCCTGGCACACGGTTCTGACTGATCATGTTGTAAAGCGATTGGCGGCTAAAGCCGTGAGATTCACCCCAAGCGTAGAGCGTCGGCAGAGTGTCCGTACCCGATGCGGCATGCAGCCTCGATAAAAACAGGGGGAACGACGTTTGGACATCGCCGGTTTCAGCGCCGCGCTCCGCAAGAGGAGAACCAGGAGGGTGCATGATTTCTGACCTGCCCTCAGGCAAGTAGAACTCGACGGCGCCGTTGTTCAGCACAGTGAATTGCGGGAATGTCTCACCTACTTGGGTGAGGATGCGTTCGCCGTGCTTCTTCCACGTGACCATGCATCGCTGGCGGTCAGGTATGTATGTGACCGCAACGCGATCGAACGTTACCCGCTCGCGGCCGTCCTCAAAAATTTCCTTGAGAGAGCCATCAGCCCGTCTTAGTGACCTAATTATCTTGGTAGGCGTATCGCTCGGGGAGGTAGGGCCTTCGGGGTGATCGGAGGAAGTTGCCATCGCAATGGTGCAGCAAGTAATTGATTGGTAAGAATTATAGCAAAAAGCTAACGATTCCGGAAACTCAATCGGAAAAATGTTCTGGCATCTACCGATTTAGGTAGGCACAATCTCATCAACACGTTAGCTATGCGCCGGATCGATGAGGTAATTCTAACAGACTCGGCGGCAGGTTAACAGTGTTAGTTAACAACGATTTACCGCGCAAAGCATGGCGTCTTTGCGTTGAAGTAGGCTCTTTAACAATCTAACGAGTGTGTGCCTCACGGTGGCACGCACCGGTCCTCACCGGATCGTGAGATGGTGACTATATCCCTTGGTAGACGTATTGCCCTGCGGCTCTGTAGATCGCAGCCATCACAGGGCTAACTCAGGCGTGAGCTGATCGGGCTATCCGGTCCGCTTACTCCTGGGAGGCGAAGCAGTGAAGAACGTAGTGAGTGAGACCCAGCCAACCCGCATGAAGTCTGAGCGGTCGAGCTATCAAAGAAACATCGGCGGCCATGTTGTAACGGTGGTCCGTCGTACCGAACACGCAACTTCCCAGCCTCTCCGGGATGCGGTTTCGCGAGTAATTGAAGTAGAGCGCGCCTTGGCCCGCGCTCGAGCGCTAGGGCTGCAACCCTGGTACTCGAAACATACGCGTCAGTGGTATGTAGGGCAGGCGCTGCTGTCTCGTTGGCTTGCGAGACAGAGCGACTAAGTACCTCAAGTATCAGCCTACCAACGATGTGCAAGATCGTTGGTGGGCTTTCTTTTCCATCTAGAAATTCAGGACTCCTATTATGCAACACAACAAGAAAGAACTCAACATCGCACGCACGCACACTGTCGGCCGCTTCCTCAACGAGAACCCGGAAGCGAAGAAGATCGTTGTTGGCAATCGCCGCAACACGCAGCGGGCGTTCTTCCACATCGGCCCGGACAACCGGATGCCCTTCAATGGCGGCGTTCGTCGCGGCTCGACGCTGGGTCGTGGTGCTGGCTTCGACATCTCTTGCAAGGCTCGCGCCGCATGAACCAACGCGCCGTACTCAAGGAAGCATACGTAGCAGGCGCTACGGTTTCGTTCCACGAAGAATCGGAAACGATTCAGATTGACGGACATCGTTGGGACCGCTGGGCCGCGCTGCGGAACTGCCGTGAACCCAAGCCGTTCGTCTCGTATCGTACAAAGTCTCTGCGCGGCAACGTAGCGGGGCGGGTGCAAGCGGGCTACTCCGTTGTACATGCGGGGCATTGATGACGGACGAGGCCGAAGCAATCCGGGCATTCGCGCGGGAATGGAATGGGCGCGAACTGGCTAAGTCGCGCACTTAATTTCCGCTGTACAGATTAGGACTACCTTCAGATGGGATATTGTATGGATAAGAAATTCACGGTAGGTCAAAAGATCAAGTGTGTTGATGCTGGCGACACGGCGCTCAAGAACGGTGCTGTTTACACGGTCGAGCGTGTGTGTGCAGACGGTGATGTTTTCCTCAAGGAAGCCAAGCATCCCGCGACCGGTTGGTTCGTCGCACGGCGCTTTGAGCCGGTTGAAGTTCCGAAATTCAAGGTCGGTGACAAGGTGCGCAACCTGCACGACGGTAGCGAGGAGTGGGGCTCTTATCGCGGGGCTCGACGCGGAGATATCTGCACGGTTATCAAGGTCGAACCCAGCAATGTGTGGCTGGGAGAACAGTTGATCCGTCTTGCCGAGTATGAAAGCGACGCGCCGCATCATCTTCGACGCGCGAGCAAGTACGAACTCGTTGAAGAACCGATGTTCAAGGCCGGCGACCTTGTTACGCCGAACGGGCGAGAGCACGACACGCAGAGCTTCACGCGAGGCAAGCCGTACAAGGTCCGTGAGTATCAACCCGTGTACGACGGTGCATGTGGTGTGCTGCATTTCGAATCCGACGACCAGGGCTATACGGGGCGATTCCGTCCGGCAAGCTTCTACGAGCCGTATGTAGAACAGGAGCAGCCCGAACCCGCAAGCGAATTCCGCATTCGCAAGCACGGGACCGCACTCCGTGAAGTTCGCGGCATTCCGTTCGACTCGCAGGAAGCAGCAGAGCAAGCAGTCTCGCGCTACACACCGGGCAGCGTCTACGAGATTGTTGAGGTCAAGGTGGTTCGCACCGTGAAGGTGGAGCAGGAAGTGCGCGTGATCGACTACAAGGAGGCCGCGTAATGCTAAAGGTCGGCGATAAGGTGCGCAGTTTGACGGATCGCGGTTGGGGATCTGGGTACGCCCGTGGCCCCAACGTCGGTGAGGTCTACACGATTGCGGAAGCTGATGGCCGCTACGTCAAACTTCGTGAATTCGTGCATTCGGACCCTGGTCATTGGCGATATGCGAACAGTTATGAGCTTGTCCAGACTCCGACGGAATTTGACCTCCTGTCAGCAATGACCGGAAAGCCGCTCCAGTTCCGCTCCGGCTGCGATGTCAAGTTCATCGCGTATTCGCCGGAGGCAAAGCCGCATTGCCAACTGGTTCTGCTGAACCCGTCCACGGGCAATATCGTGACGCGGTATGCGAACGGTAAGGCGAGCGACGAGCCTCACAACGATCCAGGCGATATCCTCGTAAAGGAGGCCGCGTGAAAGAGACCGTGATTGACGGGCTGAAATACGTGGCGGAGCCGGAAACGCATGGGTGCGACGGCTGCGCAGGTCACGCGGATTTTGTGTCCGTGTGTGCAAATCTTCCTGCGGGCTGCTCGGAAGAAAGAATCATCTGGGTCCGGAAGGATTGAAATTCACTTTCTACGTCGTGTGCTTCGCGGCGTTCATGGGCGGGGCGATTACTGGGTGTGCGCATGACCTGAGCCGTACTTGGTGGAGCAGCCCCCTGAAACGCCGGACACAGTCACCCACTTACAATAACGGGTAGGCATAGGACTGTGTTTTTGACTAACACTAGGCAGGAAGTGATGGAAGTGTTGACGGGCCCGGAGCGTCGGCGGCGCTGGACGGCGGAGCAGAAGCTGGCGATGGTTCGCGAGAGTTTCGAGCCGGGGAAATCGGTTTCGATGGTCGCGCGCCAGCACGGCGTGAATCCGAACCAACTGTTCCACTGGCGCAAGCTGTACCAGGGTGGGAGCCTGTCAGCGGTCAAGGCCGGCGAGGAAGTAGTCCCGGCCTCGGAACTGGCCGATGCACTCAAGCAGATTCGTGAGCTGCAACGGATGCTCGGCAAGAAGACCATGGAGAACGAGATTCTCCGCGAAGCAGTCGAGTACGGCCGGGCAAAAAAATGGATAGCGCACTCGCCCTCGCTGCCGGAGGACGACCAGTGAAACTGGTTTGTGAAGTTCTCGGCGTGTCGCGCTCGAACGTATCGGCACGACTGTCGCGTCCGGCGACGTGGCGCGATGGCCGTCAATCGAGGCAGAGTGACGACGCGGCCGCGGTCGAGGAGATCCGCCGGGTCATTGGCGATTTGCCCAGCTATGGCTATCGCCGGGTTTGGGGCATCTTGCGCAACGAGCGCGTTGCGGTCGGACTGGCGCCGTTTAATGCCAAGCGAATCTATCGCGTCATGCGCACACATGGGCTGCTGATGCAGCGCCGACCGATTCCACCTCGGCCCCAACGTCGACACGACGGCAAGGTAGCCGTCGAGCGCAGCAATCAGCGATGGTGCTCGGACGGCTTCGAGTTCCGCTGCGACAACGGCGAGCCGCTGCGCGTAACGTTCGCGCTGGATTGCTGTGACCGTGAAGCGATGAGCTGGGCGGCTACGACGGCAGGCCACAGCGGCGACATCGTGCGCGACGTGATGCTGGCTGCAGTGGAAAATCGGTTTGGCATCGAGCTGCATACGCCGTCCGAAATCGAGTGGCTGAGCGACAACGGTTCGGGCTACACGGCCGACGACACGCGTCGGTTCGCAGTGGCCATCGGCCTGAAGCCATTGACCACGCCGGTATGCAGCCCGCAAAGTAACGGGATGGCCGAGAGCTTCGTGAAGACGATGAAACGCGACTACGTCGCCTTCATGCCGAAGCCGGACGCAGCGACTGCTGCACGCAACTTGGCCATCGCGTTCGAGCATTACAACGAGAAGCATCCCCATAGCGCGCTGAAATACCGCTCGCCTCGCGAGTTCCGGCGCTCGATGGATTCAGCAACCTTAGTGTGAGGCTGTGTCCGGTATTACAGGGTCAACTCCACTTGGTTGGCGTGCATCGTGACGACTCCGGGTAAAGCTACCTGTCATTAACCTCTAACTAATAAGGACTACATGGCAAAGACCATTGCGGAACGTATCGCGGAATACCGCAGCAAGGCCGCAGACTACACGGCGAAGGCCGATGCACTGGAAGCACAAGAGAAGGCCGCCGCTCGTCTCGAATCGCTCAAGCAAGGAGACGTGATCAATTTCAATTACGGTCGTGGCGAGTCGCGCGGCGTCTATCACGGCGAAGTCCGCTCCGTGTTCGATACGGACAAGGGGAAGGGAATCAAGGTCATCAAGGGGAGCGGCGCAGACGAGGAAATCGTAACGATTCGTCCGGGGGATATCGTCGGCATCGGTGAGGAAGTTCGGGAGACTGCTGCGCCGGAAGCTGAGGCGAAGCAGGGCACGGGAGAACACGCACCGGCTGATCCGCTGGCAGGTATCGAGTAAGGAGGGGGTATGGCAAAAGTAACACTCAAAAAGGCAGTAACGCAGGTAATCGAACCTGAAAAGGTCGTGATGGAACTGACTCGCGAAGAAGCTGAAGCAGTCCACACGGTACTGGGGCGGGTTATCTACAGCGCAGCGGCGCGGGTGGAGCGGCTGGAAAACGTATTCAATGCCCTCAAACACAGCGGTATCCGCTCTGACGCGTCCGGTGTTACGGGCTATGTCACCCTGACGGCTTAAGGAGACCACATGCACAAACTTACGGCCGCCCTCCTGGCAGGCTTCGAAGCAACCAAGGGCGTCAGCGTCCGAATCGCAGCCCGCATCCACGCGGCCCTCATCGCAATTCATGTTGCGAATCTCCGCAAGCTGATCGAGCGGGCCGATAAGCGCGTTCGGCAGTACGACGACCTCATCCATTACCACAAGGCGGCAGGCATCGAGGCAGAATCGCGGGCGGATGAAGCGGCGCGCGCGGCGGATGCTGTGAAGCGAACAGCCCTCATCGAGGCGCTTTCGCACGGAGCATCGCTTTGAAGCTGTTGCCGGGCATGTTCCTAATTTTCCTCGCGCTCAAGCTGGCGGGGATTGGTGTCGTCGCGGCGTGGTCGTGGTGGTGGGTTACTGCGCCGCTCTGGGGCGTGTTTCCTTTCGCGTTCGTCGTGGTGTTCCTCAGCTACGTGTGCCTGGGCTCACCGGCCGCATACAAGGAGACGAGTTTGTACAAGTCGTTCGGATCGCGTAAGCGTCAGCGTTAAACCGTAGGCGTCGCGTGCTGGAATCGAAAGAATGGTTGCAGCACGCCCAATCCCTCCCAGAGGGAGGCAGTAGAAAGATACCGCACGATTGCGGCCCCGGCGATTGCCTGCACATCAACCATAAGCGGGACGGCTGGGCCGCCTACTGTCATAGGTGTGCATACAAAGGCTGGGTTCCACGTCCGGCCGAAAGTCTCACGGAAAGGCTTGCCCGTCTGCGTCGAATACGGGCCGCAGAGGAGGCCGTAGCCGCTAGTCCTGCCTTGCCCCTGCCCGCAGAAAAGAATCCGTCAGCGTGGCCGCTAGAGGCCCGTGTGTGGCTCTACAAAGCGGGCATCGCGAACCAGGAAATTGAAGCGCTCGGCTTCTACTGGAATCCACGCATGCAGCGCGTCGTTTTGCCCGTTCGGGACGAACTGGGCGAGGTCATGTATTGGCAGGCGCGGACGCTCGACAAGACAAATCCCCGGAAGTACCTCAACCCCAACGTCGATAAACGGCGACTCGTTGCGCGGTTTGGCGACGGGCGGCTGATCGTCCTTACGGAGGATTTGCTATCCGCGTACAAGGTTGCGACTCGCGGCGGCGTGGCGGGGTGGTGTCTGCTGGGGACGAAGATATCCGACTGGATTGCAGCAGAGTTGATCCGTTCGGGTAAGCCGGTCGCGGTATGGCTGGACCCGGATAAAGCAGGGCAAACGAACGCAGCAAAAATCATCAAGCAGCTACGAGCATACGGCATTGCCGCGCGCAACGTAGTTTCGAGCAAAGACCCTAAGCTGTTACAGCGGGAGGCAATTGAATGGATTCTTGCGGGGCAGCATTCATCCGAGGAATGCTAGACGCAATGCTTGAGGGGATGACGAAATTGGACCAACCGTGCCCGTTTCACGCCGAATCGGATGAGTGTGACGCGTGGTGGGGCGGTTATCAACATTACTTGGACCAATCTAGCGGAGCGTCACAATAAGCATCGAGGTAACACTCCTCCAGCTTCTCAAATACCGAGAGCGTTACGAGAGGCTGGCGAAAGCAGTACCAACAGCAGCACTGGAAGCAAAGTCCGTCGTCATTCTTGGGGATTACGGGAAGTTCTTCACCGAGTTTCCCGAGCAGCAGCGCATTGAGCTTGAGCCGTTCATGTTGTGGTTCGGGACGTTCGCGCACCCGACGCTCACACCGGAGCAACTTGGGCTGTACCGTGCGTTGCTAGGGCGTGTCCTCAACGAGGACTGCGACCCGTCGCTAGAGGCGGGAATCATGGAGCGCCTAGTAGCGGCAGAGACCGCGAACCGCGTTACGTCGCTGATCGAGAAATACAACAACGGCGATGAGCTTGACCTCTATGTGTCGCTGCGTGACGAGATAGAGCGGTTCGAGCAGAACACGAATCGCAAGGTGCGCGTTCCTTGGATATCCGAGGACATCGATTCGATTCTCCTGGACGACAAGGACGACCGGGGATTGCACTGGCGGCTTGATTGCTTGAACACGGTAATGCGTCCGCTACGCGGCGGCGACTTCGTTGTGTACGCCGGTCGCCCAGACAAGGGAAAGACGACAAGCATTTCGTCGGAAGTCACCTACATGGCCGGCCAGTTTGATGCGTACTACGGGCCGAACAGTGGGCGCTATGTCCTCTGGATGAACAACGAAGGGCCGGGCCGTCGCATCGTCCAACGCACGTACCAGAGCGCGCTTAACGCCACGATGGCCGAGCTTATCCGCATGTCGAATAACGGTGCGCTCAAGGACAAGTACGCAGAGGCTGTTGGCGGTGTTGATCGCATCCGAATCATGGACATTCACGACTTCTGGAACTACGAGGTAGAGGACATCATGCGCCGCTGCCCTCCGGGTCTGGTCGTCATGGACATGGTGGACAACATCAAGTTCGGAGGGCAGGCGTTGAATGGCGGGCAACGTACCGACCAACTGCTAGAGGCTCAGTATCAGTGGGCGCGGCTTATGGCTGTGAAGTACGACACGCCGATTATCGCTACGTCGCAAATCTCGGCGGACGGCGATGGGTTGCAGTTCCCGACGCTCCCCATGCTCAAGGACAGCAAGACCGGCAAGCAGGGCGCAGCGGACGCAATCATCACGCTTGGCGCGGTCAACGATCCGTTCTACGCGTCGTCACGCTGGATCGGCATGACGAAAAACAAACTGCGCCGACAAGGCGCTCCTCAATCACCCCAAGCGGAAGTCATGTTCGACGGCGAACGTGGCCGCTTGCTTATGCCCGTGGAGACTGCATGAAGGAAACGAAAGTCTACGTGACGATTCAGCATGACGACCATAGCGACTATGCGGAGGAGCAAGAAATCATCCGTACGGGCGTGGACAACATCGCGGAGTCGCTGGGCGGCGAAGTGATCGACCTGGAGATTAAGTGAAGTACGGCGTAATTCGCACGCAGAAGGAGCGATCGGGCGGTGTATTTGGGTTTCCTGCCCATTGGCTGATGCGCGGCACGCTGGTTCGAATTATCCGGGACAAGGACTACGGGACAGAGGTGGAGACCATGTACCCGGTGCTCGGTGCGCCGTTCTTTAACGCTCTTTATTCGGTCCGCACGCAGTACGTGAAGCGTGACGATTACTACGAGCTTCCCGCCTGGCTAGGCCCGTTCCTTGAGTGGTTCGCGCCGCGATTCCAGCGCATCCGGGAATGGTTCTGCCTCGCATAGTCGAACTCGTCGGCTGTATCTGCTTAGTGATTCAACTGCCCTGGATGGTGGGCGGCACTGGGTTCCTTGTCTGGGAAATGATCAAACAACTAACGGAGTTCGATGACGATTCCAACCGGGTTTAAGCCGAATCTGGCCGCGACCCTGACGAAGCCGGAACTTATCAAGTTCCCGGTATGGGCCTTGCCCAAGATTGACGGTATCCGCTGCGTGTTCTTCGGCGGCGTGGCGTATAGCCGCTCGCTCAAGCCAATCCCGAATCCGGTAGTGCAGGAATTCGCCGCAGCGTACGCACGCCTCCTGGAAGGGCTGGACGGGGAGCTTACGGTAGGTTCCCCGACCGATGCGAATTGCATGCAGAACAGCATGGCCGTTATGTCCAAGTCGGCCGAGCCGGATTTTACGTTCCATGTGTTCGACTGGTTTCCGCTCCTGCTTCCCACCTGTTCCGATGAAATGGGTTATGACCGGCGTAGCGGCATTGTAGAGCGGCGCATTGCTGAGTTCTACGACAAGTATCCCGAGGCAAACATTAAGGCCGTTCCACAACACCTCTGCGTATGCGCTGACGACCTGGACAAGCTGGAGACGCGCTTTCTCGCAGACGGCTACGAAGGAATGATGATCCGCGCCAATAACGGCACGTACAAATGCGGACGTAGCACGGAGCGCGAGGGCGGTCTGGTCAAGGTGAAACAGTTCGTAGACGGCGAGGCGGTGATTGTCGGGTTCGAGGAGGAAATGCACAACTCCAACGAAGCGACACGCAACGCGACAGGCCGAACAGAGCGCAGCACGTCGAAGGCGGGCCTACAAGGTAAGGGGACGCTGGGTGCGTTGATCTGCGCGAGCCTGGAGCGGCCGCACACGAACGCGACCGTAGAGAACCGATACAAGTTCAACATAGGTACGGGCTTCACTGCTGCGCAGCGGCGTGACTTCTGGAGCAACCGGGATGCGCTGCTGCGGAAGATCGTCAAGTTCAAACACTTCGACCACGGCACAGTAGACGCGCCCCGTCATCCCGTGTTCGTCGGCTTCCGCCATCCGGAGGATATGTGAGCCACGCGCACCTTACGATGTGCGCAATTTACGCAGTCGGCTTCGTTGTCGGGTACTTCTGTAGGTCGTTGTGGGAGGGCGAGTGATTCCGCCGCAAATCCTCACAGCCAGCGGACGCTACTTCGACTTCCTGTCGCCCGATCCGGACAGCATCGTGATCGAGGATATCGCTACGGCTCTGTCGCGTATCTGCCGATTCACCGGACATACGAAGCAGTTCTACAGCGTCGCACAGCATAGCGTGCTGGTGTCCTATCTCGTTCCCCAAGAGTTCGCCTTGCAAGGGCTGCTGCATGACGCGTCGGAGGCGTACTTAGGCGACGTGTCAAGTCCGCTTAAGCAGCTTCTTCCGGACTACAAGGCGATTGAACAGCGGGTAGAGCGCGCGATTCTGGAGCGTTTCCGATTGCCGTTTCCGCTGCATCCGTCAATCAAGGAGGCGGACTTGCGCGCGTTGGTCACTGAGCGCCGCGACTTCATGCCGGAGCCGATCGACCGCTACCGCGTGACAGATTCGGTTGCATGGTCGTGGACCGAAGGTATTGCGGCGACGGGTGCCGTACCGCTGCCGACATTCAATCCGGCCGTAGCGCGAACTGTATTCCTTGCTCGCTACGAAGAACTAACGCAGGAGGGCTGACATAACGTATTGCGTGTGGGACACAGAGACCACGATCAAAGCCTACATGAAGCGTAAGGCGTCTCCGTTTCACCCTGAAAATTTCGTTGTGGTCTCCGGCTGGAAGCGCAAAGGCGGGGATACCACGGCGGATTACTTCGGACGAGGTAAGCGCCCGTTCGACTGGTTCACGAAACTCCTGAAAGACACGACGCTACTTGTCGGTCAAAACATCAAGTTCGACTTGCTGCATGCACTACGCGAGCCGCAAAACCTTGATGCCTGGATGGAGTTCGTAGCGCGTGGCGGGAACGTCTGGGACTGCCAGCTTGCGGAATACCTGCTGCGTGGGATGGAGCCGACCTCGCACATGCTGTCTATGGACGAGATGGTTGTGTCCTATGGCGGCAACGTCAAGATTGATGAGGTTAAAGCGCTGTGGGAGGCTGGCGTAGATACGCCGGACATCGATAAGGATTTGCTCCTTCGATACCTCTGCGGCGATGAGTCGGGCTTGGGCGACATCGGCAACACGGAAAAGATTTTCCTAGGCCAGCTTGCCAAGGCCCGTAAGACCGGACAGGTTAAGTCGATCCTCCTCAACATGGGGAGCCTGTTGTGTACCGTCGAGATGGAACGCAACGGGATGTACGTAGACAAGGCGCTTGGTCTGCGTCTTGCGGCAGAACTTGAGGAGCGCCTGGCCGCAATCACTGCGGAACTGCGCGCGTACCTCCCGGACGATTGCCCCTTTGAATTCAACTGGAGCAACCGTTATCACCTCTCGCCGCTGATCTTCGGCGGCACGGTCAAGTACCAGAAGCGCACGGAGACGCTAGACGATGCAGGCAATGTCCAATACTTCCAGAAGGAAGTGGAATACCTGTTCCTCAAGCACAAGTCCCGTGTAGTAGATGGTAAGACCGAGCCGGAAATGATGCCGGTGTCCGAGTGGTACGCGCTGGACCATCCGCCCGAACCAATCCGCTTTGCGAGCGGGAAGAACGCCGGGGAGATTAAGACCAAAAAGGTCAAGGTTCCGGACATCGAGCGCGGGCCGAAAACGGCTATGCGGGACTTCTTCTACAAGTTCCCAGGCTACACGACGCCGGATGAGATTTGGGCCAGCAGCACGCCGGGGCTGTACAGCGTGTCGAGCGACGTTATCGAAGCACTGGGGAACCGGGATATCCCTTTCCTCAAGACGCTCGCGAACGTCGCGAAGCTGGGTAAAGACCTTGGCACGTACTACGTAACCACGGACGAAAAGACGGGCGAGCAAAAGGGCATGCTTACCCTGGTCGGCGGTGACAGCATCATCCACCACAAGATCAATCACACCAACACGGTTACGGGGCGGTTCTCCTCGTCTGACCCGAACTTGCAGAACGTGTCCGGTGCAGGAAAGTCGCAAGTTAAGAGTGTGTTTGTATCGCGTTGGCGTGAGGAAGGGCAAGTAGTTCAATCCGACTTCACATCGTTGGAAATTTTCATTCAAGCGATCCTCACCGGCTGCAAACAGCTTATCGAGGATTTGCGTGCAGGACTGGACATGCACTGTGTCCGTGTCGCACAGAAGGAAGGCATCGAGTACGAGGACGCGGTACTTAAATGCAAGGGTGATTCATCCCGAGGTATTGCTCCGCTTCCTGAATGGGAGAAGAAGCGAAAAGGGGCTAAGGAATTCAGTTTCCAGCGTGCCTACGGCGCGGGCGCTGCGGGTATCTCGTCGTCTACTGGCCTGCCGCTTGAGGATGTGCAAGCGCTTATCAAGGCGGAGGAGGAGCGCTATCCGGAACTGTCTGCGTACAACGCGGCTAAGACGGAACGTATCAAGCAATCGCGCCGGCCGACCAACAACATCCAGCCGCATCCGGATGTAAAGGGCTTGATGTGCCAGCTTGGCAAGGGCTACAGCGTTACGCCAGACAACAAGGTGTACAGCTACCGCGAGACCCCGGCCCCGGCATGGCTGATCCGTCAAGGTGGGATGCCGCAGTCATTCAGCCCGACTGAGATTGCGAACTACGAGATGCAGGGCGAGGGCGGTGAGTGGGCCAAGGCCGCAATGTGGCTTGCGATCCGCGCGTTCTATGCACGGAAGAACTTCGACGGCCTTGCGCTCCTCGTCAACCAAGTTCACGACGCGCTGTACAAGGACGCACACAAGTCTGTCCTGTTCGAATCGAGTGCGCTCCTCCACGCGTGCATGCTCGCCGCGTCGGACTTCATGGAGTGGTATTTCGGCTGGACGATTCCCGTCCCGGTTCCGAGCGTTACGGTGCACGGCGACAACATGATGGAGGAGAACGCCTTTACGGGCGACTTCGAAGAACGCGCGGAGCAATTCCGCGTTGAACTGCGACAGCAGTACATGGGCGGCTACACGCCGTCTTTCATTCATTAAACATAAGGAACGAAATTACATTGGCATACGACCTCAAAGCGAAGATTGCGCAAGCAGCGAAAACCGGCCCGAACATGACCGAAGCACAGGCGGGCGGCGGCGACTTCACTCCGCCCGCAAAAGGTGTAGCGCAAGCGCGTTTCGTCGGTTACTTTGAGACAGGAGTGCATGAGGTAGACGACTTCAATAATCCGGGGCAGAAGAAAGATAAGAATCTGGTCGAACTCATCTTCGAACTGAGCGGCCCGAACCACGCGCCGGTTAATGGCGTTCCCCATCGAATCAAGGTGGAGGAAGCCTTGGCGCTGGGCGACCGCGCGAACTTCTTTAAGTTGTTCTCCGCGATGAACTACGCGGGCAAGGCTACCCACATGGCGGAACTGCTTGGGGAGCCGTTCCTCGTCACTGTCTACCATCGCAAGTCGGCGGACGGTAAGCGGACTTACGCGACGCTCAAGGGTTCGAAAAAGACGGAACCGGTTGGCGACGGCTACAAAATCACGGGGCCGAAGTACCAAGACCCCATCAGCGGCAAGGACGTTTTGGTTGACGTTGCGGCTCCGCTTACTGACCTCAAGGCGTTCATCTGGGAAATTGCGGATAAGGAGATGTGGGACAGCATCTTTATCGATGGCGAGTACCCGGAACGGAAGGATGACGACGGCAAGGTAATCGCGCCTGCAAAAACGAAGAACGTCATTCAGACGAAGATCATGGGCGCGAAGAATTGGCGCGAGCATCCGCTCTATTCGGTGTTGTTGGAAGGCGGCCAAGAGCCGGACCTCCCGGAAGCGGAAACGCCGGAGCGCGACACGCCGGAGAACGAAGCAGCAGCCGACCCGCTGGCCGCTATCGGTTGAGCCTCCACGCATATCCCGGCCGTGGCACTGGACGCACTACCCGCATGTTAATGCGGGCGGTGTGCCAGCTTGCAAACGGTAAGCGTGTGTTTGTCGTATGCGGACATTTCGCAGAGCGCGACTACATGCGTCACATCCTCAAAGGGCATGGGTTGCAAGGCGACCGAATACGGTTCGTCACTCTCCAGGAAGTTCGGATTTTGTGTGGCCTCCGAGAGAATGCCGCAGTATTCGTAGACCACCATGCGCGAGAGGTTGCAACCATCGAACAGTGGTACGAGTTCTGTGCGGTGGTTCGGCCGAGCGTAGTTTATGAATGAGGCCCTACGTGCCAAGATAGCGCGTGCGGCTGCGGAGTGTCCTCAAGCCGGGGCGGGGATGTTCCCGCCCGTCGAGACAGGGCGTGTTCTTCACCTGGACGGCGACTATCTAGCCTACTTCGCGGCGGGCGGCGACGACACTCAGCCGGGGATGGCTCGGCGTAACGCGTTTGATCGCATCGAGACAACGCGCCTCCGCACCGGATCGGAATCAGTCGTTGTCCATTTGTCCGCGAGTGGCTGCACGAAGGCGCACCGGTTCAACATCGCGACCGTGAAGCCGTATCAAGGACAACGCCACAAGCGCAAGCCGCGCAATTGGCAATTCCTCCGGGAAGTCCTGGAGCATTACGAAGGGCCGAACTTCCGCCCGAAGGTTTGGGTAACGCGGGAGGCTGATGACGGCATGGCCCATTGCTCGCACTTGTCCGATATCGCCATTTCGACCCGCGACAAGGATATGCGGATGCTTCCGGGTCTGCACATCAATTGGATGTCATGGGAGCTAACGACGGTTCCGCGCGGAGCTTTCGACGTGATTGGCACGGATGGATTGCAATACGGCCTCAAGTGGTTCTACCTGCAAATGCTCCAAGGTGACACGGCCGACAACATCCCCGGACTGCCGTTGCTATTCGGCCAGCAATGCGGCGACGCCCGAGCCGTGAAGTACCTTGCCGGAGTCACGAACAAGGAGGACGCCTACGACCGTGTACAGACCGCCTACGCCGATCATTACGGCGCGTCATGGGTTGATGCCCTCGTAGAACAAGCGGGCCTGCTATGGCTGCGTACGGACGCCCAAGCGAGTATCGCGAACGTCGCGGAAGCATTTCCCGACTGCCCCCACATCGAGCGTGCTTTAGAGCGCCTGGAAGCACGCGTAACACAGGAGTTGAATGACCTTCAAAAAATTGTCCAAGGGTGACTTGGCAGACTACCGCGAGAAGCTGCGAAAAGAACAGGGCAACCGATGCCCGATCACTGGTTGGCATCTTACCGACGACATCGTAGCCGACCACTGCCACAAATCCGGGATGATGCGGGCGGCGCTTCCTCGTTGGGTTAATGCGGTGCTAGGCCGTGTCGAAAACTGGGCGGGCCGCGTTGGCGGCGGCGTTCCGGTTCCGACGTTCCTCCGCAAGTGTGCCGACTACATCGAGCATTACCAGCTTTTCCCGTCGTTCGTGTTCCATCCGTTGCACAAGACGCCGGAGGAGAAGAAGGAGGCCGCAAAGAAGAAAGCAGCCAAGCGACGGGCGGCGAAGAAGGCGGAGGCCGGCAAGTGAGAAAGAAGCCCCGCATCCTGTCCTTGGACATTGAAACGTCCCCGATCCTGGGCTACGTGTGGTCGCTGTGGAAACAGAACGTCGGTCTTAATCAGATTCACAGCGAATGGTGCATCTTGTCCTTCTGTGCGAAGTGGCTGGACGATCCCCGTGTGATCTACCACGACACCAGCGGGCAGCGGAACAAGGAGGACGACCGGCGCATCGTCCGCAAGCTGTGGAAACTGTTGGATCAAGCCGATATCGTCGTCGCACAGAACGGTGTCCGATTCGACGCTAAGAAGATCAACGCGCGATTCATCCTGCTAGGCATGCCTCCGCCGTCGCCGTTCCGCGTGGTCGATACGATGCTGGAGGCGCGTAAGCACTTCGGGTTCACGTCGAACAAGCTGGAATGGCTCACGGACAAGCTATGCAAGACGCACAAGAAAAAGAAGCACGCGAAGTTCCCCGGCTTCGAACTCTGGCGGGAATGCCTCAAGGGCAATCCGGAAGCATGGGACGAGATGCGGTCGTACAACACGGACGACGTACTGAGTCTCGAAGAACTGTACCTCGTCATGCGTCCGTGGATGTCGGGGCATCCGAACGTCGGCAACTACGACAGCGCGGTAGGCAGCGGCCCGAAGTGCGACCGATGCGGGAGTACGAACGTTCGCCGGAAGGGCCTCCGCTATACCCAAGTCGGGCAGTACCCGCGCTATCACTGTCAAGCATGCGGCGCGTGGAGCCGTGGCCGGCTTACGGTCAACTCGAAGCAGCACAAGGCGAACCTACTGGTTAGCTGATGACCTCGCACGTTCCAACGTTCTACCAATGCGGTCGTATCGCAGCGTCGGAGGGATTCGACGTTGCGGACGTTCCTTTTGATCGCGGCACGCTCGCCCGTCGCGAGTGGCTGCGTGGATTCCATGCCTATACCGATGAAGCCCTTACTTATTCACGCAGCAGAGGAAGCGGCGGAGTTCACACAAGCCGCGATGAAGAATGCCCGGAGTGATTGGGGCAGACGGAAATTGACAGATGAGGCCGCCGACGTAGCGGCCTTTCTTTTGGTCATGCAGGAGCGTGGCGCGATTGATCCGGAGCGATTCGGGAAGCGTCTCGCGAAGAAGGTGAGAAAGATGAGGAGGAAGTATCTCAATCGTTGATGGTTTGGCATGGGAGCGGGAAAACCCGCCCGACATTAGCCCGAAGAATCCCAATCCGAAAGATTCCATTGGCAGTAGCAAAGTGCCTATGCACCTCTGGCCCGAGACGGCGACTGTGTTAGGCGCGTTGGGTTTACTGGATGGCGCGTTGAAGTACGGGCGCGGCAATTACCGGGCGTCCGAAGTTCGAGCATCGATCTACTACGACGCACTCAAGCGGCACGTTAATGGTTGGTTCTCAGGTCGCCCGTGTGATCCGGATTCCGGCCTGCCTGACCTCGCGCATGCGCTTGCGTGTCTTGCAATCATTGTGGACGCGGAGGCGGCTGGGACGCTCGTTGATGACCGGGACTACAACAGCGGCTATGCACGGCTCATCGTAGAGATGACGCCGCACGTCAAGCGTCTCCAGGCGCTCCACTCCGACAAAGCGCCGCGCCACTACACGATTGCGGATGAAGCGTAAGCCGGTCTACTACAAGGACACGCGGGTAGCGCCTAACAGCGACCTATACGCGGCATTGCAGGAGGCGAAGAACCCGAACGCGTTCGCAGCGGATCGCAAGGAAGCGGCAGCACGCGCCAAGCGCATCTATCAGGAGTGCGAGCGCGAATATCAACGAACGTATAAGGGGAAGGTTTGAGCAAGTACACACGGGATGAACTGCGCAGCATGGCGCGGACGGTGCTGGATGCGAAAGAGAAGGGCGACCGGCGAGCCGACTTGCTGCTTACCGAACTCGCGAATCGTGGCTACAGTCCGGCGAACTCCCTGACCGTTTTGCAGGCTCTGGCGGCTTGAGCGTCCAAGCCTGCATCAACCAAGCGGCCTATAACGCGTTCTACGACCTAGCCGCGTGCGCTCTCGAAACGCACAATCCGGAACGCGCTGCACGGCGGATTATCGAGTCGAGGGACTATCTCCCACAGGCGGATGTGAATCGGCTCGTTCGGGAGCTTGAGGCGGATTACTACGAATTCACCTGATTGCGGGGACTCGCAGCGTGTGAATACGGCGGGCAGGTGCGAGAAGCATTCAAGGCTCGCAAACGTTGACGCTGCGCGGTGTTCGTTTATTTCCTCGGGTTCGTGTGACGCGTAGAAACTATTTTTTCGCTATGACGGTCCTTAACCCGCGCGCAGTTTCAGGGCGTTTGTGAGTTGTCAAGACCCAAAACGATGAACAGGGCACTTGGACGCCGATTAAAGGTGCATTACGATTGTGGTTAGCAAGGTAATTCGGCCTTGCTAAACAAACGGGGCGAACTACCGTCGGCCTAGGAACCTGTGTAGCCCGCCCCGCCACTTCAAAGGAGGTCGTATGAGACCTGATCCGGCAGTCCTGTACGTTGTTCTCGCTGTGACCTACGCCTTGATGGCACTGATTCACAGCCACCCGTAAGGTGCCTTTGTATCCTATACGCCTGTGTATAGGATACATCGCAGTCTAGCACTGTGAGCTAAGGCGTCAATAAAATCTCGCGGTTCTTTCGGGTGTTCAACCCGAGGGTAGCGCTTTGCCTCCGCCTGTAGTCTGGGTGGAGGCTTTGTCACGCCTATAAGGAGTTGATGCACTCGATTGCTGAGTATCAGAGCCTTCGCGAAAAGGCCGTAGCAGTATCCCTCACCGAGATTCCCGAAGTTCGTCCGTATGCGCGTCGCCATGTCGAGCGACTACAACAACAAGGTCACGCCGGGGAAGTAATCAAACAGCTTTGCCGAGAAGCGCAAAGTAGCCGCCGTACGACGGATGACACGGGGCTGACGAATCGGGAAGCGCTCTACGCGGGCCTGAATGCGTTCCGCTCCGCGCTGGAGACTGCGAAACAGACCAAACGGAAGGTCTCCAAGATCGAGCACAAGGGCGGAAAGTACAACCCCCTAAACGCCGTCGATGTCGCCGCCCAGGCGGATGCAACATGGGACGCGATTTGCGGCATGCTGGGTCGGATGGCGGACCCGGATAGGCCGCTGAGTGCGCAGACGCTCGCGGGAGCCTTGGCAGGCCGCCTCCGCAATCTGACAGGCGGCGCACCTGAGTACGGCGAACTCGGATACGAGCGGGCCGCATTGCTTCTGCTGGATAATTTCTGCGCGGCTACTGGTTGGCTGGAGGAGCGAACCGGCGAAGCCAAGATGATGAGCCGCACGCGCAAACCGAACACGTTCCACCTCACAGCGCGATTCATGGACGAGGTGGCGGGCGACGGTCTCGCGGTGGACTTCGCGGAACGGCGGCCGATGCTTGTCCCTCCCGTGCCGTGGACGACATTCGCAACGCATGGCGGCTACCTTCACGACCAGATTCCCGCAGTACGCGGCACGCGCCGGCCGATTGAGTCGGAGGTGATCGTGTCGGCGTTGAACGCGTTGCAAGCCACACGTTTCCGAGTGAATCGGCGCGTGCTGGAAGTCGCCCAGACGTTCAAGACGAACGCGGAGGACATGCGCGGGGCCATCATCAACGGCAAGTACATCGAGGCCCGACACGACACGCCAGAATCGCTTCGCCGCGCCAAGACGATCCGCAGCGCGCTTACCCTGGCAGCAATGCAAGAGCTTGTAGACGAGGTGGCGTTTTACTTCCCGTGGAATCTTGATTGGCGCGGCCGGATGTATCCCGCAACGAGCATCATCAGCCCGCAAGGGGCGGACCTGTGCAAGGGCTGTTTGGAATTCGCGGATGGTACGCCGCTAGGTCGCGAAGGGGCAAAGTGGCTCGCAATCCACCTGTGCAACCTTGCCGGCGAGGACAAGATTATTGTGGACGGAAAGAAGGTTCACCGCACGCCGGAGGAGCGGGAGCGATGGACCCGCGACAACACACAGGCGATTCTCTCGTACGCAGAGAATCCGCGAATCAACACCGGCTGGCATCGCGCGGATAAGCCGTGGCAATTCCTCTCGGCGTGCTTCGAGTGGGCCGGGTATCAGGAGGAGGGTGACGCGTTCCGCAGTCGCCTTGCGGGCGCGCTGGATGGAAGCTGTAGCGGTGTGCAGATGCTCGCGGGGATGACGCGCGATGCGTCGGCTGGCGCAATGGTGAATCTCGTTCCCGCTCCGCGCGGTGACGACTACTACGGCCGGATGGCGGACGCCTTGTCGAAGCGCCTGTGCGGCCTTGTGGATTCTGCGGATGCGGCGACGATGGCGCGATTGCAATTCTGGGCCGAGAAGTCGATCGACCGTGATCTATTGAAAGGGCCGAGCATGACGAAGGTGTATAGCGCGGGAACGTACACGTTCGGAGAGCAGGTGCAGAACAAGACAGGCGCGCCGGATGCGGAATCGATGTGGTTGGCTGCGCAAATCAACGCGTGCTTTTCGGATGTCGCGCCGGGGATGCTCAACGCAATGGCCTACCTACAGGCAGTGTCCGATGTGATGACCGCTGCGGGCCTTCCGCTAGTGTGGCGAACGCCTGCGGGGCTAAGGGTGGAGCAGGCGCGCGTAGCTCGCAAATCGGTGCGCCTTGAGACGCAAATCGGCGGCCCGGAATCCCGACGCTCGCGGACCTTCTCAGTGGACACGGACGACCTAAGCAAAAACGATCAACGGGCCGGCGTAGCTCCGAACTTCGTGCATGGCGTCGATGCCTCCCACATGGCCTACGTCGTTAATGATCTGTATGGGAAGGGTGTTCGCAATTTCTGGATGATTCACGATTCGTTCGGCGCGCCGTTCGCTCAATGCGGAGAGGTGTTCCGCAGCACGCGTGAGCAGTTTATCGAACTGATGTCGCCGGACCTGCTGCGCCGCTGGACAGAGGATGTCGTCACTCCCCTCACGGATGAGCAACGCGAGACGCTTCCGGAGGTTCCGAAGTATGGCGCGCTTGATCTTCGTGTAGTTCGAGAATCGACTTACGCGTGGTTCTAGCTGTCATTGTGAAAGCGCGTGTAAACTTCTCGTTGGGGCTAAACAAACACAAATCGAACAAAGACAATGATTAAACGACTCACTGCTGTAGCTGTTCTTTCCGCATTTCTGGCCGCATGTGGCGGGGGCGACGACAACGCATCCAGTCAGGCAAACTCCGGACCCGCGATCAAACTGACGTATTCCGGTGCTCCTCTCGTATCGTCCTCCAGCAAGGCGCGGATGATGGCTGCTGCGGACACGGCCGCATCGGCTCCGGTTGCGTCGGACTCGCAAGACACGATTACTCGCCTGCAAGACGCGTTCAAGGCTCGCGGTGCGGATATCGGCGTGTATCCAGGCATCGTCAACGGATCGAAGTTGCACGACATCGTTATGAGCGTGGACAACGGAGTCGGCCCGACTAACGCCGAACTTGCCGCAGCCAACGCCAGTATTTCAACGTGGACGTTAGTAAACTTCCAATTTGACGATATGCGAGGGTACATCGACACGCCAGAGAAAAAGGCTATGGTCGAGCAGTTCCGCCGAGATATTCAGGTGTATCGGGACCGCGAGTACTTGAAAGGGAACGTGGTATTCGTTCCGCTTGCTTTAGGGTCATGCCTCGCTAATCGCGCGGACGCACAGACGGCCATGCAGGAATTCAACAACATCGCTAGGGACGTAGGCGCGTTCAATGCCGAAGCGATGGCCGCACCGCCTACCTTGGACCCTGCGCACATGGGCGCGGACTGTGAGACGCCGGATAGTGACGTCCAGCAGGCGTACTTTAATCATGTTGTGGACTTCTTGACGTGGCACTACACGACGGCGCTGGACACCATCAACAAGTGCAAGCACAACCCCGAGGCGATTCCTGAGAACGAGCGCGCGGGGCAGTGCTGGGGCATCGAGCCGGACAAGAAGTAACTAACCGTCGCGTGATTCGGAGGCTACCTTGACGCTCGCACTCAAGAGCCTCCGGAGTGCGATCACTTCCAAGACCATCCGACGCACGTCTGCGCCGTCAACCCGGTCGGGGTGCTTCCACCAGATGCGCAATGTGCCTGTGTCTGGAGATGCGAACTCCGGTAACGGGTCCGTTCCTGCTGAGGCCGATGCGTACGACAACGCCTGTTCGGCAGACTTCGGCTGCAAATGCCTATCCCTCCGCGTCTCATCTAGACGCCGTGTCCCTTCCTTCCCGAACGCGTGCCAGCGTTCGGCTTCCTCATCCGTCATCCAGAGTTTGCAGTCAATCACGCCGTAGTACGGGTCAACGTACTCCCAGCGGTACTCCCATAGCGGTTCCACGTTACACCTCTAAGCACTGTATGGATGTACAGTATATTCCGCGCTACTATGGTTTGGTCAAGTCCCGGAAAACGGGGCGCGATGTAGTCGAGCAACCGAGGAGGGGACATGCCGCGACCAATGACCGCCGTACAAAGGGCATTCGTTGATATGTGTATAGCGGAGTCCAAATACCGTGTCGTAAGCCTCATGGAACTCACCGTCATAGGGTACGAGGCGCGGTGCTACAACGATCTAGGCAAGAGCGTTGTCATGGGGAAATATGGCTTCTGCGAGCATCAGGTGACACTAGGCCGAGACTTGTTCCCCGACGCGCCGGGCCAGCCCGAAGGCTCCGGGTTCGATGAGGTCTATTCCGACGTTATCTGCACGGCTCTGGACGAGTGGCTGAGTGGCCCTGTCATTCCGCTGGACCAGATTCAATCGCCGCCAGGGTTGGGTTATGACTAGCAGGACACTGGCATCCCGGACAAGTAGAGGACGCGACTGTGTGTACGAACTACGTAGCGCCCGGTGAAGATCCGGGCCTGAGCGAACTTAAGATCGACAATTTCCGCGACCTGTATCGCTGGACACCGTGGAAGCCGGAGATTTACCAGGACTACGACGCGCCGATCGTCGGCTACGTTGACGGGCAGTTCATGCCACTGATTGCAAACTTCGGGTTTGTGCCGCGTGCGATCCAGAAGGAGCGGATTGAAGCGGCCAAGGCGGCCGGCAAGAAGCCAGACATCATGCGCACGGTGATGAACGTGCGTGACGACAACGTTGGGAAGTCATCGTGGTTCGCGCCCACGTGGCGAGCCGGTCGGCGCTGCCTGATCCCGGCCAACTACGTCGTCGAGCCGTCGTATCCGGAGGCGTATCAAGATGAGAAGGGAGAATGGGTGAACGGGCCGTGCGTATCGCAGCGCATCGGCGTCGTTGATCGTCCAACGATGTGCGTCGCCGGCATCTGGCAAACGCTGCGCCGTCGGGACGGTACGAACGTGAATGCGATGGCGATGATTACCGTCAACGCCGACGGCCACCCACTGATGTCGCGCATGCACAAGCCGGGCCACGAAAAGCGGTCCGTCGTGATCTTGCGGCCGGACGACTGGGAGGAATGGCTAACGACATCGAATGTTGAGGCCGCGCGGGCGATGCTCCAGTTGTACCCGGCGGACGAAATGTACGCGGAGGCGAAGTGACTCGGCGTTACGCCAGCAATAGCCCCGCTCACGCGGGGCTTTCTGTTGGAACGTTGGAATCTGTTACTAGATTGCGCCCGCCGCGCGCAATTGCTGGATGCAACTATCGATCGCCGCTAATAGGCGTTGGTGGCTCTGTACCAAGACCGGAGCGTACAGACTAAGTTGGTCGCGCGCGATAGCCAGTGCATTCTGATGATCCTTGGATGGTTCGCGCAAATGAAGCTGTGCAGCAATCTCATGACGCTCGACAAAAATGTTGTTGAGACGAAACGAATCTAGCAAACCCTTCGCATAGGTGTACGTTTGAATGAGTGCCTTGCGCAACGCGTCATCCTGTATGTACCCAAGAACCGCGACGTGCCCGTGATACACGGAGAAGTAATCGCCGGACACGGGCCAATAGTAGATAAATGGGTCGCACGCGGAGTGATTCTGTATTACCCCGCCAGCAGTAGACATATAGACAGTCTTTAGCGTTTCTAACTCGTCATGAATAGCTTGCAGCACCGCAGCATGCCGAGCAGCGTCCTTCTTTTTCTCAGTATTGTCGTTGCTGCGCATTTGTAACTTAACACCAAGCAGCGTGGCACCTGCACCTAGCAAAGCGCCAACAAAGCCGGACCCCACAGTAATCCAATCAACGTCCGCCATACCTACACCCCGTAGTTGAGTTTGTTGGGATGATAGCCGACGCAATAAGGGAGGCAAGGGGGCTGTACTTTACTCCGGATTCAATATGCTCCGGGATTTGTTAGGCATAACTTCATCCCTGCTGCTCGACGCTTAACCAGTCCGGGGAGTTGCTTCTTTGAGCGGTCCCGCGTTGCACACGTCCCCGTAGCATCCCCTTTGCCTTTCTCGACTGTCGCGCAAGTCCATCGCGGCAGTTCATGGCATGCACCTACGCGATCCCCGGCGTTGACCTTCTTGAGGAGCGTACTCGCCGCAAGGTTGGCTGCTCCTGCATTGAATGCGAAGTCCGTATAGGCGATCCGTTCCCCTTCCGACAGGGGCACTTTAACAAGCCTCTGGACGGCTTTGTCAGCCTCGCTGATGTCCTTCCCTAACAGGTAACTGCAAACCTCGTCGGAGTACGTCTGACCGAGCCGGAGTGGCTTTCCGTGCGGGTCCGTGCGTGCGTGGCCGTCGCACACAGTCGGAATGCCTACTGGGTCAAGATAAACCTTGTTGGAATGCCCCTCGAACTGGGCGGTAAAAAGCGCGGCGGCCACAGCGGCGGCACCTGCTACACGGGCGACAACGGCCCGGTCAATTCTTGGCATGTATTCCCTTTTATTGGAGAGTGAATGACTGAACTGGATGCGATCCAGATTGCAACTAAGGCAGTAGAGATTTACGCGATGCGCCACCCGCGACCGTCGCAAGTGACGATCACGCAGGCAGCGGACATGCTGGGCTTACACCGTCATACGGTGCGAAAGTTGATGGACGCCGGCAGGCTAAAATTCAATGACTGTGGGCTGATCCCGGTCGAACAGGTAGACGCCGTGCTGGCTGCGTAATTACGCAAAATCTCCCCACGGAATGACGCCGGCCTTTGTTTTATTGGGTATTCGAGTCCGGTCCCCGGCACCATCGATTGCGTTGATGCGATTCGATTCGATGAAGGTGTGAAAAACCCGCGAGAAATACAGCGCTCGCGGGTTTTTTATTGGTCCGGCGTCGCCATCGACGCAGGGCTGCGCCGCTCGCCGGGACGTGCAGAATGTCGCCGCTTGTCGCGTGTCAGAAAATCCCCAGCCCGCCGTCCGCGCCCCAGACCTGCCCGTTCGCATAGCTCGTTTCCGACGCCGCGAGCGCGACATACAGCGGGGCGATTTCCGCCGGTTGCCCGGGCCTGCCGTACGGCGAGCCCGCCGCATAGTTGACGACCGTCTCCGGTGGCTGACCGCCGCTCGATTGCAGCGGCGTCCAGTAAGGGCCGGGCGCGACCGCATTGACGCGAATGCCGCGCGGCCCGAGCTGTTTCGCGAGCGATCGCGTGAACGCGATGATGCCGGCTTTCGTCGTCGCATAGTCGAGCAGGTTGGCGCTCGCCCTGACTGCCTGGACCGACGTGGTGTTGATGATCGACGCGCCGGGCGGAAGATGCGGGATCGCCGCCTTCGTGATCCAGAACATCCCGTAAAGATTGGTCTTGACCGTCGCATCGAAGTGCTCGGTCGTCATCTCGCCGATCGAATCGAGCGCCTGTTGTCGGGCGGCGTTGTTGACGAGAATGTCGAGGCCGCCGAGTGCTTCCGCCGCGCGTGCGACCAGTCGCTGGCAGAACGTTTCGTCGCGGATGTCGCCCGGCAGCGCGACGGCTTGGCGTCTCGCTGCCCGGATCAGCGCAACGACTTCCCGCGCGTCGGATTCCTCCACAGGCAGGTAGCCGATCGCGACATCCGCCCCTTCGCGTGCGAACGCGATGGCTGCTGCCCGGCCGATGCCGGAGTCGCCGCCGGTGACGAGCGCCTTGCGGCCGACGAGCCGGCCACGGCCGCGATAGCTTTGCTCGCCGTGGTCGGGGCGCGGCTGCATCCGGCTCGCGAGTCCCGGCGGCGCCTGGACCTGATGCGGGAACGGCGGCTTCGGGTACAGATCGACCGGATTCGTCAGGCCCTGCGCGGCGGGCGGCGCGTCGACGGCATGCGCGGTGGACGGGCCGAGTGCGGACATCGCGGCCAGTGCGCCAAGATTGCCGATGACCTGTCGGCGCGACACGCGCATGCCTGCTTCGTTATCGTCGTCTTTCAA